GGTGTCCCAAGTGACCTTCTGGCCGACTTCGCAGATGACCTTGACGCCATCCTGTTCGAGTGTGCACTCGCCATGCTCCTTGCCGCGGGACGCGATTTCGAGCATCGCATCATTGGAGAACCGGTTGCTCAGTTCAGCCTTAATGAGGTCCATGTTCTTCTTGCTGCGGCTGACGTCCTCGACGGCCATCGCGTACATCTCACGCAGACGGACGACGCTCATGCTCTTGTAAGCCTCGGCGAGGTCCTTGACGGTGTTCTTCTTCAGTTTCATGTTGTGTTGTGGGTGGGAAATCAGTTGGCGGCGTACTCGAGAATGTCGATGGGCTGGCCTTCGACCTTGGCGAGTGCGATGATTTGAAGCAGACGCCAAGATGGGATGCGGCGACGCTCACGCCACTTCTCAATGGTCTTGGGGTTGACGTCAACGCCTTTGGCAAGCAGACGGTGGTGTAGTTCATTGACGCCGCCAAACCGCTTCACGATTTTGTCGACGTTCATTTTGGTGATAGTGTTGAGTTCCATAGCACCGACACCTTGGGAAGACACCTACACTAAGTCAACCCCATTTTGGCGGTTGACATGATGTGAATGTTTTCCATGGTGGGTTTTCCCATGAGTATTCCAAGGCTCGTCAAGAACCCAGACACCGCCATCTACGAGGTCCGCTTTGCCCTAAGCGGGCGTTCCCGCGTACGCTCGCTTGGCACCCGAGACTACGACAAGGCCATGCAGGAGTTCGGCAAATGGTGCACGCTGTCCAAGCAGGCGGCTGTAGACAGGGCCGACCCTACCCTCGACATAGTCTTCGCTGATTACATGCGTGAGCACGTCGAGACGCGTGTGGTCGCACAGGAGAGGCAGGAACAATGTGCCCTGCCCCTCCTCGCCCTGTTCGGCAAGGTCAAGCCCCGGGACATCGGGATGGCCGAGACTCTCAAATACAGCAACCTGCGGCAGGCTGGACGCTGTGGCCCCAATGCCGTGGCTGAGTCGACAGTCCGTCGGGAGATTGGCATGCTCCGTGCCGCCATCAACCATGGCATCAAGGCTGGGCGTCTGACGTCAGACAGCCTCAGACACATGTTCATCCCCAGACAGCCAGCCCCCAAGGACCTCTATCTAACCAAGGAGCAACTGCAGGTGGCCATTGATACGGCCAAGGACTGCGGCGAACGGACCTACCTGTTCGTCATGATTGCCGCCTACACGGCCGCAAGAAAGGGGGCCATCGAGCATCTGACATGGGACCGTGTGGACTTCGCCAACGGCATGATTAACTTCGACGACGGGTCCGTCCGGACCAAGAAGCGTAAGGTCAAGGTGCCTATGAACAAGGCCCTGTTCGACGCCCTCAAGGAACGCTACTGCTCACCCCAGCCTACAAGCGAGTTCGTCACAGGTAACAACACCCCCATGCACCGGGAGTTCCTGCGTCTCAAGGTCCTGCTCAAGGAGCGGCACCCTCAGTACGCTGACAAGTGGGAGGCCATGACACCGCACACGCTTCGCCACACATGGGCTACGCTGGCGGCACAGTCCGGCGTCTCTATGTTCGACATAGCCGGTGTCCTCGGGGACACAGTTCAGACGGTCATCCGCGTCTACGCCCACCACTCGCCGAACCACCTGCGGCAGGCCGTCTCATTTCTTTGATTACACGCATGCCCATCGCGAATGTGATGACGGCGAGGCAAGTTGAGAACACGAGCACGGCCCTCTCGGCGTCGTGAAACCCGCCCTTGGCGGACTCCAGCATGTTCTCCGATGTCTTGCTGTCAGACAGGATTTTGTCGTCGGTGATGAGCAGAACCATGGCGTTCGGGTCGGTCAGGGCCAACCTGATTTCCTCCATTATGAACCACAACCGAACGCAGACAGCATCGGCCACGATGAGCGTGCCGATTAGGGCCAACTGAAGGTTGCCCTGTTCACTTCTTTCGTTTGCCATTGGCTTTCCCCTTTGGTGAGAGTTTTGCCACTTCGGATGAGCCCTTAGCCTTGGCCCATTTGATTACGAACTCCACGATTTCCGTTGCGGTCGCACCGCTGATGCCGACGCAAGCCACCTTCAGACCCCTTGCCATCTCTTGCTCTTGTAGGCCCTGGTCAACCAGGCAGGCCACGATACCTGCGGCAAGGACGTGTCTGATTGCCCCACCAAAAGAGGTCTTGCCTTCGGACAGCAGCAGCCTGGCAACCATCCCGGCTACTCCAATTAGCGATGCTGTGAAGCCACCTTCCTTCAGGGCTTGTACGATGTCCTTGCTTGACTCGACATCCGGAGCAGGGGCGGGAGGAGGGCTCATTGGAGGGTTCTGCGATAGCCCATTTCCCACATGGCTTCTGCGATTTCTGAGGCTCCTTTTAGGACGGCATCTTCTTCGAGATACGGAAAGGATGCGTGGACAAGTTCGTGGACAGCGGTGTCGATGAGTTCCGCTTCCTTCTGTCTGGGGTCTATCCTGATTACTCCGTTGTTGGGATTGTAAGTCCCATAGGCGGTCCCGCCCTTCTTCCCATCCGGAGGGGTTTTGCCAAGTCTGACAAACTTGATGACCCGTTTATTTTTGGATTTCGCCATTGTTGTTGATGGAGTCCCTGACCTTATCCCATAACCACCACAAACCGAGTCCGGCTGCGGTCGCAGCGGTGCCGATGGCGACCCACAGGAAGTAAGGGCTGTTGATGATGAACGGAACACCTCCGCAGAAGGCCCCGCAAAGCAGTAGTGGAAGGCCGATTTTTGGGCCCATGAACACGGTGCCAAGTGCACCTATGGCCGCAAGCCCAGCACCGACAAATGTCCACGCCATGTCTGACTTGTCTTTCCGAACTCGCTCAACCTCATCAGACAGCTCTTTAATACGGGTATCCCTTGCAGACAGGGCAGCCTTATTGGCCGCTACCTGTGCCTCAAGGTTGGTCCAAGCCTGTTCAACGGCCTTCTGTTTCTCGGCGGCCTTCTTGCGTTGGGCTTCATAGTCAGCCGGGGTGGCCTTTTCAGACCGCTGTCTGGCAAAAGCAAGGTCGCCTTCCGTTGGCTTAGGCAGGAATGATTGTGCTACAGACAGCTCAGACTCAACTACGGTAGGCTTGCCAGACGAGTTGGCTTCACGGGCTACGGTAACGGCAGCGGCAACACGAGAGTCGATGACATCAAGCGTCGTTCCGACGGCAGACAGGTCCGGTGCCTTTGGGGAAGGCTGTGCGTCTGGCAGTTTGTCAGGCGTGGATTTGCAACCAGCCAGGGCCAACAGGGCTATGACCAGATGCAGACGCATGACTCACTTGTGCATGAACTCGTCCGCGATAGACTTGGCCTTGACTTCGAGAGCAGCTGCCTTGGCGGCATGCTTGCGGAAGACGAGAAGACCGGCGATGAAGCCGATGACAAGACCAACCAGGAATGAGATAATCATTGTCTGAACATCATTGTCTGACACGCCTGCTGGTCAAGCGTTTGAGCCAATAGCCTACGGCTAAAATCTGGGTCCAGTTAGCCGTCGATTTGACGCGGTTGGCGAGCGACGAAATGACGATTACATTACCCGGGATGTAGCCCTTGGATGGCACAATCCTATCTAATGTCGGTGATGTAGGCAGCGGACGCTTGTTCTTACCCTGTGTCATGATTACCCCAAGAACCGGACACCGTCTTGGTATGACAATGTCTGAGGGTGCTATCGTGAACCTCAGCTTCTTCTGCCTTGCCCGCTGCTTTGCTAAGGAGTACAACATCACATGTGGATAGGCCTTTCGGTAGGCCATCATCCGCGTCCGCTTTAGCTCGAGCCGGTTCACTTCAAGAGGTCGTCGATGATGTTCTCGTCGTCGTCTCGCTTCTGAGGTTTGGCGGGCTTACCGGCCACGCCTTTGACGACGAACTCTCGGGTTGCCGGGTGGCTGGTAGCCTGGATGCCGATGGCTCCCATACCTCCCATAACCTTGCCCGGGCCCAAGGCGAAGGCTGCGTTCGCCAATGGCTGGACTCCGAGGTCATAGGCGAGGCGGGCAGCCCGGCGTTCGGTCGTGTTAGTGTTCTCAGAGTTTCTCGGTCCGAAGTAGTCCACGCCGCCCTTGATACCTTCAGAGAAGGTTCCGAGGACAGGACCAAGCATGACGGTCGCAGGGTCCTTGTCGTAGCGTGCACTAAGTGCGGCGTTAGCCATGAAGTCGTAGCGTCCGAACAAGTTAGAGCGGGACATGGCTCGGGCAATCTTCATGCCCTCGCTCATCTTCGCTTCGTTGACTCGTGCCGGGTCCTTGAAGGCCTCGTCGCGACCTTCGCCCATGAGGTACTGAACGCCGGTAAGGACGGGCAGCATCATGGCTGGCCCGAGCATGTGCATGCGGTCCATGGCGGTCAGTTCGTTCTTTGACGCGGCCGTCTTTGCCAGACGAAGTGTACGCTTGGTGACATTTTCGTGGAAGGCGTAGAGGTAAGACTGAAGGTTGAAGATGACGGAGCCGAGCGGATGGTTCGCCCAGCGAGGGCGGGTACCAGCGTTCGGGTTCATGATGACCTGCTCAGTAAAGCGAGCAAGAGCGTCACGGTACATCTCCGGACCCTTGCCGTTCTGTCTGCCGATTAGGGCCAACTTCCCAGCCTCGTCGAGCTTCTCGAGTTGCTTGACGAACTTGGCAAACGCAACGTGGTCAGTAACGCCAAGTTCGTTTAGGTAGCGGACCGACGAAGCCTTCATGCGGCCGTTGTCATTGATGTCTTCGGCAAGTCGTCGAAGGAACACGGTACCGGCACGCACGGATGCGATGCGGGTTCCCTCCGTCCATTGGTGCAGACCGGTCTTGCGGAAGAACTGGTCGGTCAGGTACTTGCTTCCTGAGCGTGTCTGGTCGGTCCAATAGCGACTATCGACAGACGAACTTACTGCCTGTCCAGACAGTTCAGACACGACAACTCCGACGTCCTGTGCGAGTTTGTGGTAGTAGTCCGGGTCATCAGCAAAAAGCTTTCGCTTCATGTAGACGAGCGAATTGCCCATGGCAGACAGGCTGTCTACGACGTTGCCGGTGCGGATACCGGTGACAAGTGGTTCACCCAGCGAAGACAGGGTGGCACGAGGCAAGAAGTGGATGGCCGAGTAGGCGTTTAGGAAGTTGATGATACCCTGGCCCTTGTAGTCCTTGAGTTGGTTGGTGCCCAACTGGTTGGCGACAAGGGAGTTCATCTCCTGTAAGGCGGTGCGGTTGCCCTCGCTAATCAGGGCTTTCTGGAGTCCTTGATAGACCTCAAACTCGGCACCGAAGCGTCGGGCGATTTCGGCGTTCTTGACCGCACGTCCGATGTACGAATTGGTAGCGTCAAGGATGTTCCGGTTGTAATACTTCTCCATGAACCCCTCTGCCACCTTGTTGAAGGTGCGGGAGCGGGTGTGCTTCGGCTCTCCGTTCAGGTTCGACGAGTCGAACACGAACTTCTGGTCAAAACTGAAGCCGCTGTCTCCACGGAGGATGGCGTCGTACCATTCTGAAGCCGCTTCGCGTGCTTCAACTGGGTCCATGCCGGTGGTTTCGTAGGCCTTCTGGGCCGCGTTCAGGAAGCCATAACGGTCCTTTAACACCAGCTCATTGTCGAGCATGCGAGGGACGTAAGTTTCGCCTGCGTTATCAAGTTTGATGCCAGCACGGATTTGGTACTGGTGCATCTTGCGATAGAGTCCTCGCAGCGAGGTGACGGCCGTAGCGAGTTTTGGGTCAGACGGAAGACCCGGCTGAACCATGGCACGGCCGAGGTCTTCAAGGAACTGCTTCTGTCCGTCGACATCCTTGAGCTTGAGTTCTGCCTCGAACGGACGAAGTGCGTCTGCGAGTTCGTTCTTGAACTGCAGCTGGCTTCGGCTGACGGCGGTATGGAAGCCGATTTTGGCAGCCTTGTCCGTGCGACCGGCAAGGGTGCTGTTCAGAAGTTCGCTGACTTCGCGAAGGACCTTAGATTGGCGTCTGTCTGCGAGCACATCCAACTGAGCCTGTGAGGAACGCAGGAACGAAGCGGTTACAAAATCGACGCCATGCTGTGCAAAGGTTTCCTTGTCTGTGACGCTTTCCTTTGCACGCCTCAGACCTTCGATGCCCTTCTTGACGGCGTTGACGGAAGCCTGGGCTTCCTCTCTGAGGAAACTCTTGTTACCGGACATGGAGTATTCGTTTCCAAGACCCTTGACGTCGTTGTTCCCGAGTCGAGGTTCGCCAAGCATGTTCACGTCTTCCGGCTTGTATTCAAATCCATGACGTTCCTTGAACGCCTTCTGAACGTCTGCCGGGATTTCAGACGACTTGCGAACGTCCGTGTCTCCGCCGAGTTCGACGAAGCTCTGATAAAGTTCATCGAGTCGCTCGAACGAGCCAGGCTTGAACTCCCCAAGCCTGTGTTCGCGGTCCTCACGGGTGATTATTCCAAGTTTTTCGAGGGTGCTGTTTTCCATGCCCATCGAGGTGGCGGCCTGGAACTGGACTTCACGGTCAAGTTCCTTGTCATACCAGTCAGGAAGTTTTCCTTCCATGCCGGGTTCCTCGCGGAGCCTGTCCATGAGGTCCTGCTCAGACTTGCCACGAGTCTCCTTCTTGCGGTCACGCTCGTATTGACGGTAGTTGTATTCACCAGGCTCTCCCGTGTTTTCGCGGAAGTCCATCTCTTGAATGACCTCGTCGTAAGTTGCTTCACGTCCGAGTTGGGCTTCAAGGTCCTTTTTAGCCTCAAGGAAGCCCTTGTTTTGAGCGGCGGTATTCTCGAAAAGGTCTTCTCTGTCTGCGTGCTCACGCATCAAATCGTTCATTTCCCTGACCTCAGCACGAGTCATGCGTCGACCCTTGGTTTCATTGGTCAGTTGCTCAATGTCTGCTTCGGCGTCCTTGATGCCGCGTGCGGCGGATTGTTTGCCGATACCGAACTCGTCAAAGCCACGCGGGTGGATTTCAGCCGCCGTAGCCGCGTCTGCGTCTGCGGCACTCATTCCCTCTGCCTGCTTACGCTGAGAGCGAATGTCAAAGAGTTGGCTGTAGTAGTCTCCGTCCGGCTTCTTGAAGTCAGAGATGTTCTTCGAGGAGATTTCAAGGATGGACTCCATGGCCACATCAAGGGCGGTTCCACCTTTGATGCCCATGATTTGCTTGACCGCATCCTTGAACTTAGACCAAGCGTTCGTCTCGCCCATCTTGATGGTCTTCAGATAGGCCTTGAACTCAGCGTTAGTGGAGGCGTGGGCGATGAACTCGTTGATGTCAGCAATCGGATACTGTCCGGCCGAGGCCAGTCTATCCATGTCTGCACCTGGGCCAAAGATGTTGCGGGCTGCGTTATTCGGGTCGTCTCGAAGTTTGTCGAGTTTGTCGGCACTAAGCGGCTTGCTGTTATCTTTCTGTTCAGACAACACCTTCAGGTAGGTCTGGACAAGCCTGCGTACGGCCTTGTCCGAGTTGGGGCTTTGGGCGTATGCACGAAGACGGTCGAAATACTTCGTCCCGCTGGACCCCATGACGTCGGCACCGGTGTTACCGGTGATGACACCTACGGTTCCGAAGATGGCTCGGTTGACCTTGTCAGCCGTAGCACTATGCACGATTTCGTGCATCACGATTTCAAGTGCCATCTTGGGGTCAGACAGCTGTTCGCGGCTGAACTTGATGCCACCAAACTTGGTACCCGTCGAGATGTTGCCCGACTCAGGCCTCCAGCCTGGGGTGTAACCGGAAGCCTCTCCGCCGTTCTTGCCCCAAGCACCAACAACTACTTCAAGACTTTTGGCGTCTTGGTTCTTCAGTAGGTACTCGGCAAGTCTTCCAAGTTCAGGGTCGATACCCTGCATGTCCTTGCTCTTGGAGTTCTTGACGATGCGTTCAAGCACGTCCTTGACCTTGGATTGACCCTTGAACGTCATGTTGACGACATCTCGGGCGGCAGCAGACAGACCGTAATACCTCGCTTCTTCTTCCCAGAACTGACCCGGACGGTTATCGCGTCCTTCAACAGGGCTTACCACTTCCATGCCCTTGCCTCGTCGGCCTCGGGCTTCGTGGGTGAACTGCTGGTGTCCGCCGATTTGCTTCTTGTTTTCACGCCGGAAATCGGTGGTTTCGATGCGGTCACGGTTTGCGGCTTCAGCCTCGAACTCGTAAAGACGACCACGTTGGACGTCGACTTCTGCACGAACGGCGGCCATTTCAGCCTCAGACGCACCGGATGCTTTCATTTCAGACACGCGTGCGTTGTTGGCTTCGACCTCCATGGACAGGCGGTCCACTTCGGCGTCCAACTCAGCACGGGTCATGTTCTCAGGAACGATGTCCGTAGTGCGACCTTCTTCACGACGCATCTCCGGCATGGCCTTACGACGCTCGTTGATGGCCTTTTCGACTTCACGCCAGTAGGGGCGACCCTGCTCCTTGAGGGCGTCTCGAGCCTGCATCAGTTCGTCGATGGTCAGTCGGTCAAAGCGACCACGGGCCCAGTTTAGGGCCTGAACAGGGTCACGCTTGACGCGAGGTGCTTCTACGTTGGGGTTCTCGAACGTCTCTTTTTGACTCTCACGCTGGACGATACGGCTACGGTCAAGACGCTCCCAGTTGCCTTGCTGGCGACCACGGGCGTTGAGTTCGACCTTTGCGGCACGAAGGCGTTCTTCGTTGACCTTGATTTCTGTAGCCAACTGGGTTGCTTCAGGCGAGCGGTTGCGGCCGTCACGCTTGTTCAATTCAGACAGACGCTCGCGGTCAGAACGGATTTGGTCAGGAAGACCCCGGACCATGTCGTTCAACTGAGACTTAGGAGTGGTTTCCGGGACAAATCCACCAAGGGCGGTGTTGCGGTCGCCTTCGTTGCCGTATTGACGGTGGCGGTTCTGCATTTCCTCGGTGACCAAGCGGAGCAAGTCTGGGTCAGCGGAGCCCTTGTTCTTCTCAAGACGCGTCTGAAGGTCGACAAGTTCGTCGTAGGTAAGGCGAGAAGGGTCACCGGTTTCGGTAAGGGCTTCAGGGCCGGTACGTTCCTGTCGGCGTTCCCAAACCTGCGGCTTAGCAAGGGGGTCACGGACACGGTCACGGCCGGTAGTGCCACCTTGAGGGGCTGGCTGGGAGGCCTGATTTTTACGGGCTTCACGCTCGTCAAACTTCCGGGCAGCCATGTCGATGAACTGCTGGTCAATGCCCTGGATTTTCTGAAGTTCAGCAAGACCACGCTCCTTTGAAACAGAGGTTCGGTCGACGAGTTTCTCGATGGAACGCTGGATGGCTTCGGTGGCCTGACCGGTGGAAACCTTGCCGTCAGACACTTCACGCATCAGGCTACGCAGCTGCATTAGTTCGACTTCGGCCCTCGGGGGAAGTAGGCGGGCCTGGTTACCAGACATCTTCATGGAGTCCATCTTTGCATGATGACGCTCCATGATTTCACGATTGTAGGCGGGCGTACCCGGGCGAATGTGAGCAGGCATAGGCTGCTCCCAACGCGGTAAGTTGCTGGTTTCGGCCGGTGCTTCTGCTGGCTTAGCCTCAAAGGTGCTAAGACCTGCCTGCTTGTCCTGCTGTCTGAGGAGGTCATTCAGGTCCTCGCTAAGCATTTCGAGTTCCGGCCTGAGACGGTTGGGATTTCCTTCACCACGTTCCAGCTTTCCCTTCACATCCTCGATACGCTGGTAGTGGTCTGCAATCTGGTTCTCGAGCGAGTCTCCTTGTACGGAACGATTTCCAAGCATCGAGAAGCCACTCGCAGACTTTGAGTAGCGGTAAGTGGTGTCGTTTTCAAGACGCGTAGATGCGTCATAATGAGCCGCGTAGATGGCGTCGCGTTCCGCTTCGGAGATGCGACCGGCCTGGAAGTCTTCTCCGGCCTTGAGGACATCGTCAAAGGTCTTGGCTTCGGCCTTCTCATTGGCATCCCGGCGTTGGACGTCTAAGTCGAACTTTTGACGCCACTCACGATAGGGCATGTCGCCGATACCCCTTACGTTAATGGTGATGTTGTCGGGACCGACAATGGCTGCCAGGGCTTTAGACGAGGCACTAAGGTCAGACACATCAGACAGGCGGTAGCTAATCTGCGTCATACCCTGTGCGTCCGCTTCGTTGTTCACGCGATGCACGAACTCAGACAGGAGGCCCTTGAGCATGCCCTGGTTTCGCATGCCAGGGTGGGTATCGAAACGCTCGATGTAGACTTCAGGAGTTCCGTCCTTGGTGGTCTGGATTTGTCCGATGATTTCCGTGGCTACACGACGACCTTCTTCACCTCGATAAAGGTTTGACAGGCCGGTGTAGTCCGGTCGACCAGTTGCACTTGTGGGGACAGGGATTTCCTTGTCCGAACGGAGCAGCAGGTGGACCGTGTTCATCCGGGTTGGTGACCCAGGGATGACGCCCCTGACTGCACCATTGAGCGACTCGTTTTCGCTCAAGACCTCAAGGGTCAGGTTGTCGCCGCGAGACGAAGTCTGTCTGAGCGTGTCTGAAAGACCTCGAGAAAGAGGTGCCTGAGCGGCAGCCTGGCCACCGCCAAGGCGTGCGTCCGGATTGTCGAGTTCCCGGAAACGGCCTACATCCCGGGCGGCCTGGTCTGGGGTGGCTGCTGGAATAGCTGCCCGAGATTGACTGCTTCCTGGGAGTCGAGGCTCTGCCCGTCCATAGTTTGCGGTAAGGGGGACCTGCTCGGCGTTTGACTGGGGAAGGACGGGACGGACGGGGGAAGATAGCTGCCTGTCTCCGGTGAGGGCGAGAGGGGTTGCGTTGACGCTGCGTCCGGTCGCGTCGAGGGGTTGCCCTGTCTGAGGATGGAATTGAGTTCCTCGCTTCCCTCCGTGACCTGAGTAGAGTTTCGTCTGCTCGTTTCGTTCCTTGGTGGCTGCATCAATAGCTCGACGTAGTCTTGGGCTGATGCTTGCGTCGGTTCCCAAGCCAAGAACTTGGCCGTACCGGCCCCCGAAGGTGCCTGGCTTGAACTCAGCGGAGTCCCAGCCTTGTTGTTGTTCGTATTTGCCTTCATAAGCGATTAGTCGGACGGTTGCGTTGTGACCGCTGTCGCGGCCGATAGTGTTTTCCCAGGCTCGGCGGGATGCCTCTGCCAGGACCATCTTATCGGGCACCTGGCCCATAAAGTCAAACATTCGGACACCACCCTCATGGCTCATGGGGCCGACGGAGTCGGCAACATCCATCTGGTAGTCGTCCTTCAGTATTCTTGCAACTTCCTTTGAAAAGGCGATTGTTTCGGGCCTGTTCAACTTGCGACCGGCGTCAATTTGGATGGCGGTCCCCATCTGGTTCTCGCCCTTGTACCCAGGGTAATTGCCATCTAAGGTTGGTTGCAGGTCGTGTCTGATAACAGACCAGCCCACGCCCTTTTGGCCGTGAGCTGCAGACAGGGAGGTTGCGAACTGTCCGACTCGACGCATGGCGTCTGCCATGTCCGAGCCTGGCTGAAGCGTGAAACGGAAGGCAGACGCACCGTTGTTTTGCATCACGCCACCCTCGCTCCAGAAGCCGGTGTCTACAGACTCCGTAGGCCTTGGCAGACCAAGTTCAGCAGCGGCGGTGTCAATCAGGTTGCGACCTGCCGGTCCGCTAAAGATGGAGGAATGGACTTCAGGAAGACGAGCAGTCGGAACGTCCATGGTGCCAGCGGCATTACGCTGGGACTCGATGTTCGTTACGCCTTCCGGGGCAAGACCAGGGCGGGCTGCGGTAGCATCAGGGGCCATGGTTGCCGCACCACGAGGACCAGTAAGGGCCTCCGCTGGAAGGGTTCCAGGCTTAGCCATCGGCTGGTTGGTATCGGGGTTGATGCCGTTGTTGATGAGTTCCTGGCGGCGGCGGGCTTCATTGGCGAGGTCAACGGGGCTGGTGCCCTTTTGACCTCCCTTTGCCGGGTCAATACCACCACGACCACCGGCACGACCACCAGAGGTGGCTGCCAGGAGTTCGTCAGGGTGGTAGTAATGGCCGGTTTCCTGGAAAAGTTTAAGGCGTTCCTCCTGCATACGCTGGAGAACATCACCGACTTCGACGTCGCCCTTGGCGGCTTTGTCAGCCGTAAAGCCCTGCTTCTCAAGTTCAGCAAGAACGCGAGCACGCTCGGCTTCGTCTGCGGTAGAACGCTGGACCCTGTCTGCGGCCTCTTTTGCGGTAAGTTCCTCGCCTTCCTTCATCAACTTGGCAGCAGCCGGACTGAGTTCGACAGGCTTGGCTTCAGGCTGTGCGAGGTTACGGAGGTCAAGACGACCTCCGACGGTCTTTTCTCCTTCTTGAGGTTGATAGATTACCTGTCCGTCTGCGGTGGTAATTGGCTTTTGCGGCTGACCGGCAGGTGCGGCATAATTCCTGCCATACACAAGAGGGCTTAGAGGAACGCCACCAGAACCGTATGTCTGTGCCTTAAATCCATCTCCAAAAAGGGTAGCAAGGGTGGCCTCTCTGACGACGTCTGGCGTCTGTGCAAAGTTCCTGTCCATGTCTGAAAGACCGACATCAAGAACCCGTTTCATGCCAGCATCGACGCCGACCTTGTGCATGCCACCCGCAGACAGCATGGGAATGTTACCCAATGCGTGCTTTGTGATGCCACCAGTAAAAGCGAGAGACGACAGTAGTTCCGGAACTGACGACGTCATGTTTGCGAAGTCGCCACGCTGATACTGGTCGTAGACGTGCTTGCCAGCCTCATAGCTTCCTTTGCCCATGTCATACATGAACATGCCCTGAAGGCCTGTGTCTCCAAGAGTTAGCAAGCGTGCCTTGTTGACTGCACTCGTGGTGGCGGCAGACGCCGCACCCGTCTGAGCCATAACCGAAGGAAGTGCGGCCTGGGCCTGTCGTGCCTTCCCTCCGACGAACTTTGTGACACGACCGAGGGGGCTGTTGAAGAACTCCGGGAGAGAGTAGCCAACATTCAACGCAGAAGCACCCACGTTGTAGATGCCCTTGCCGACCGCACCCATGGTTGAGTCGTTGTTTCCGATAAACTGAGGGGCGAACACCTCATGCTGAGGTTGAGCCATCTCTCCGCTCCCGACGAGAGGAAGACCTTTTCCTGGGACACGCTGCTGAAGGCCGAGAGCACCAGCCCAGCGGTTTCCAACAGTATCGTAAGAGTTCTCCGCATTGAACGGAACCGGCATGTTGTGCACGACATCCTTTGCCTGCGTCAACGGATTGGTAAGGTATCCAATGCCTCCAAGAACGCCGCTGTATTTGGTGGCCTGATGACCGAGCGTGCTTTCATCCTCCCAGGGCCTGTAAGTTACAGGTGCCTCTGCCCTAAGTTCTCCGGGCTGATTGTATCCAACGACCTCGCCATTGTTGTTGGTAATAGGTGTGAACTTAGGGTAGAAAACATCATCCCAAGAACGACCTTCCGGAAGTGCACCCGTCTGGTGGTACGAGCGTACTTCGTTTGGAAGCCAGTTGCGAGGGGTAGGCATGGCTTCTGCCTGAACGGTTGACTGACGCGGGCCAAACATGGTGCGTCCAAAGTTCATCACGCCAGAAGCAAGCCTGCTTCCAAGACCTTCAGACAGGACTTCACTTCCAGCCGGATAAGACTCAGGAGCAGCCTTCAGTTCGGTGTTGGCAGGACCGGTGTTCTTGCCGATGAACCCAGGGGCAGACCCTGGTTTCATTCTGGGAGTTACAAGGGCCTGCGGTTCGGCCTGTCCTTCGACAGCCGCATCAAGGTGGTATGTGTATTCTTGCCCCTTCTCGTCTGAGAAAGAGAAGTTTTTGACAGACGGGAAACCGTCTTCGCCGATGTCTACATAGACATCCGTGATTACGTTTGTGGCCCCGCCTGGGACTTGAAAGCGTCCGCCATTACGGACGCCATCCGGAAAAGCCGAGTTCTTGAACTCAGACAGATGCTGATTGGAGATAGAACGCGTCTCGTCGTAAGACGGGTTCCAGGTACCAGAGCGTACGCCCCTCGCACCTTCCTGGCTGCTCGGGTCGCCGATAATAGCAATCGGTGTCAGACCGCGTCGCTCAAGTGCCCTGCGTAGGTCAAAGTTGTCCTTCTTAGCCATGTCTGACAGATAGCGTTTCAGACACTACTGTCGAGACTTACTGCTGCAGACCGGTCACGGGGACGAGGACAATCTTGCCGTCCTGCGTTCGGGCTACGACAAAACGTGGAGACTCCTTGGTGCCACCGTAGTAGTAGTTGCCCTCCTTGGCTCCGGCCAAGTCGGCAGGAGCGGGGCCTGCAAAACGCGGACGAATGGCAACTCCAGCAGCCACAGACGAGGCAAGGTCGGGTTGAGAGACAATGACGTTGTTCGAGGGTACCGGAATGGTGTCTGCCATTCGATTGCTGTAATCACCCGTGGCTTTAGGAGTGAACCCAGGTGTCATCTGGAAATCACCTCCAAAATGTGGGAAGTTCCTCGTTTCGGTGCCAACCTTGTATGTGCCGGTGCCACTAAATGGGTTCCATGATGCACCTTCATCGAAATCACCAGTAGCCATCGTGCCAGCCTGTACGGCAGACTTGATGTCCGGGTGCATTTCCAATGCCATGTTAAACGCCTCAAGCGGGCTGTAACCAGCGTTTGCGAGTTCCGTGGCAAGGTTAGTGACAGAGTTGGCCTGAAGCGGATTTAGGGCAAGGGTTCCTTCCCTTGCGTTACCCTCGTTGTCGATGCGTCCAAGTTGTCTGTCGAGTAGGAACGCATAGGGTCCGCCAGGGTACTTGAGGGCTGCGGTTCCAAGCTGAGTAATAGACTGCTTTCGGCGTTCTTCCGTGATGTTCATCAGGTCGGCCATGCTTACAACCTGACCTCCGGCAACATTAGGAGTGCTGTAAGTCGTGCTAATTTGGCCGTTATCTTCGACCGACTTGTTGACAACGGTAGCACGGTCCCCTGGAACCACCGGCTTGGTTAGCGTCTGAGTTTTGACTCCGGATACTGGCATCAGACGTCTTTCTGTTACTACCTTGCCCTTGACCGTGCTCTGAACATTGGTCCAAGAGTGAGGAATACCATCAATGATGTGGACTTCAGGGTCCTTGGCGGTCGCACTTGAAGAAGGTGCAAGCCCAGGATTGCCAGACAACCCGTGGACCAGGTTGTCGTTCGGGTTGATACCCCAAGCAGCAAGACCGGCAGAGCGGGCTTCAGGGGTCAGACCGGCGGCTGGTTTGCCACCCGGGAAAAGGGTGTTCGTTCCAAAGAACTCACGGGTAGCACCAGTTGCCTGCTGGGGATTAATCGTGTCATTTGCCAACAGCATAGCCCGGATGTGAGGCGGAGTGTGCGGGTCCTCAAGCATCGCTTTGCGGGCCGCAAGACGGTCTGCAAGGATTTTGTTTTCGCTGCCGAGTTTGGCTGTCTGACCGAGGTAGAGCTGGCCCTTGGCCTGGGCTTCCGGGTCGACAGCGAAGCCTTCAAGGGCTGCGGTAAAAGGGTTTTTGGTAGTGGCCATGGTCAGGTAATTCGTGTGTTATTGTAGAGAGGGTAGGCCTGGCGTCTGCGGTTGTTCATGCCAAAGTTTCCGGTAAAGGCTCCACCCTGAGCGAGAAGGCTTCCAACTTGTCCGGCATTAGACCCAACAAGGGTGGTAGGTATGGCGGCGGTGGCGGCCGCACCAGTCAATCCTGCCGCTTTTGCCGCCGCGAGGTATGCCTTCTGTTGCTCGGCAAGTTTAAGCATCTTGTCAGCATTAGACATCCATGGAGTAGTACCCTGTGCTGCGTACCCACCAGAAACGACGGCAACAGCGTTTAGGATGTCGCCAAGCTGAGATAGGTTGTCACCGGCATGACTTGCGGCTTCGTTCTCAATGTTGGCAACCTGGCCCGAGCCACGCTTGAAATTGCCTACTTTGCTGATGTTTTGAAGATTTCGTGCGTTGTTGATGCCAAGGTTTAAGTTGGTGTCCGTAAGCGAACCCATGGAAGCCATGGCCGTACCTGTGCTCTTGTTGACAGCATCACCTTCTGCGGCTTTAGATGCTGTCTCAGCCTGAACAAGGCGGTTCTGCCCAGACTCACCAAGCCTGCTGACGGCATCACCAATCGGAATGGCATCAACTGCGGCGTTCATAGCCGCCAGACGCTTGTTCTTATTTTCCTCAAGACCCGTGTCGACGCTCATACGGGTATTGCCCTCGACGCCTTCAGCCAAGAGCTTTTCGGCTTCCTTTGTCAGACGTTCCTGACGCTCAGCCTCAAGTTGCTGGACGGCCGTCATGGCCTTCGAGCTTTTCTGTGCAGCGGCGTATTTGGAAGCAGTACCGGCTGCCAGGGCCGCGTACGTCAGATTGGTCATTAGTTCGCACATGTTACTTTCCGTCCGGGACGTACCTGGAAGATTTGCCCGGATTAGTGAAGGCGTTCATACCCGGGGCCCACGGCTGGTATGCTTCTACGTTGCGGGTAGACTTGATGATGCCTCCGGTAGTCTCAAAAAGGGAGCCGAGGCCTTCAAATGCCGGTGAACTGCTTAGCATGCCAACACGCTGGCGGGCTTGGTTGGCAGCAAGGGTGTCATCACCGCTTGCCATCGTCTGATTGATGAGGTCCGTGCGGTTCTGCTCCACTTGCTGGCGGGCATTGTTTGCGTACTCCTGGCCTTTGTCTGCAATACGCATGGCCGCCATGTCGCGTTCGCGGTCAACTACGCCCATCTGTCTGGCACGTTCAGACGAAGCCAGGTTGCCAGAACGAGCCAGATTAAACAATAGGTCCCGGTTAGCGTCCTTGTATTGGCGTTCAGCCTCCGGGGCTGAGAAGGCCTTGAAGTCGTCGGCACGCTTCTGGTAAAAACTGTCGTCAAACTGAGAGAAGGTCTGGTTAATCTTCTCCGTTCCGGCCTTGATGCGTGCCTGCCGTGCGTCCTCGTCAGCACGAGCACGGGCTGCAGCCCCGCCATCTCCGGATGAAAAGCACATTGGTGATTAATCTGTCTGAAGGCCTGTCTGAGTAAAGGCGAAAAGGTAGAACGTCTCGCCATGTTTGCCGAGCATCCGGTTCTCTCCCTCAAACTGAAAGCCAAGGAAACGAAGCCAGCGGTGGGCATCAAGATGACCTTCCATGGACCGACATTCCGCCCTGAGTGCACCGGTCGTCATAACGCCTGGAATGATGATACGCTTGATGTATTTGCCGAGTTCTATGGCCACGGTGTGGAACTTGTCTGTGCAGAACATGTAGACGTTCCAAAACGTAGGACTAATTGGAACGACGCCGAAAACAACCACAGGCTCATCGTCGTCTGTCTTGACCACAAAACTGATGCCGCCCGTCAGACAGATGGACTCCGCCAGGTCGTGCGGCTCGTCTGTGAACCTGCCAGCGTAGATTTCACGCTTATCCCACTCACGCATGTTCTCCGCAACATACAGAACGTCGGGGTAGTTCAGTTCAGTCAGCTTCATTGGTCTGGAAGTGAATGATAAGGTTGCCGATGCGTCCGTAGGTGCTGCCACGGCTGGTAAGCTTAACGCCGATGTGTGTGCCAATGCCTACCGCGATAACGCGTCCAAGTTGGAAGGTAGAGTTGTCGATAATACCAATGTGGTCACGGACCTCCGGTCGATAGGGGTCTGTGCCAACGTAGAAGTCCCACGAGCCGTCAGACGTAAGGTCTACGCCCTCGAGATGCTTCTGGTGGGCTGGCTTACCGCCATCAAGGTATGGCAGGGTCATGGACGCCTGTGAGGCGTCGTATTCGTTTCCTGACGTTCCGCCATACTGGTAAATGGAGTTGCCGTACCTGGCGTACATGTTGCCTTTTATGGTCATCAACTTGACCGGCAGGATTTCTGGCGTGTAAGTTGACCAAGCCTGGATGCCAGCGGTCGGGTAACTGGAGTGCACGAACATCTTGTCGTAGACGTTCATGATGAGCCGGTTATCGCGTGGCTCGATGACCGAACAGGCCGTATTAAAAATGGTCGACTCGGGGATTTCAGACAGCTTCTGTGAGACGATGGTGTCGATGTTGACCCCCACGTCTGCGACTTGAGCCTGGCTGGAGGAGTCTCGTGCCCTGAGAGAGCGGATGCCGCTGTCAGACAGGTAGAAAACGTCCAGCTCTCCGTAGCTGATTACAGAGCCTGGAGCCACCGTTCCTGTGTTCAAGACAACCTGAGATAGGGCATTGTTCTGCGGGTCTACGTCAATCCCCCAAATCTGGCATGAACTACGACTGAATACGGCGAGTTTCCCCTGATAAGGGGCTGCAGCCACGAGGTCTTCGGTGCCGTTCGTATTGTTCGACATGTCGATGAAGAACACGCCGATGCCGCTTGGCTTCCAGTCTTTGGGGTCGTCAAGGGCAGACGAGATGAGGTAAGAGTCAGCCAGCAGGTTCACCTTGGACTTGTAGGTGAAGCAATAGTTCAACTTCAAACCGCCCATGGCGGTTGAACCAACGTACTTTGGGTAAGTGGTGTTGTCTGACTCAATAATCGTCAGACGGAAGGTAGAACCTACGGTTTCTGCATGCGTTCCGGAAGTCGCGAGCCCAACGGTGGTACGCTGGCTGATACCACCTACTGGGTCTACGCCACCGGCCATAGGTACGACCGAACTGATAGCCACGTTTCCAAGCGTAGTAATACTGATTACACGGCCGTTCAAAGAAGCACCTGAATTAGCAGCCGCCGTCAGGACAACCTTACCACCGTCGATTACGGAAGCCGAATACTCGACTGTCGACAGGTAGGAGTTGATTTTATCTGCGGTTGTCTGTGCCGTATTTGAGTTCGACTGAACCCAATGCACATGACCACCAAGGATGTCCACGCCGTCGACCTTAACCTCGGTGATTGCGTTCGTAGTACCTCCTGCAAGCGTTCCCATCGTTGCGATGTACCGTCCGTTGTTGTACGGACTCTGGTGGATTGAAGCAGGGTCAATCAACTGATGGATGTCGTAGACTTGGTGCGGGTTCTCATCGAACTCAATCTGGACAATCGTTCCGTTGGCATCCGCACCAACGTCATTGGGTGCGTAGACAAACATCGAGTTGGTATCGTTGCCGCTGTTGTAGGCACGAAGGTATGAGTATGCCGAATACTTGTGGGCAAGTCCGGCCGTGGTGTTGTCGTTGATAGCCTTTGCGATGTTGAAAAGCAGGCTACCCCAGTTTGAACCAGTCGTGTATGTCGGGGTGTATGTGTTGAACTTCAGTCCGGTAGCACCACTCCATCCGATGAGGTCCATCCCGTCCGTAGCGGTCACAGACGAGGCACCTACGCGGATACTGCGGATGCCTGGGCATGATGCGGCATCCATGTTTCGACCATCTTTCCAAAGAGAAGCGGGGTTTGAACTTCCTCCAGAGATTACAAAACTACCCTTTGAAAGCACCTCCGGGATTGGCTTCACAGCCGTCTGAGACGTCACGGGCGTACTTGCCGTGAACTTACCTGACGCGGTGGTTGTGACCGTGAAGTCCTTTCCTTGCGGTCCTACAATAGCAATACTACCAGCATTGATGATGGCTGAGTATCCGTCTGGAAGTAGCGACTCGATGTGGTCAAGAAACCCCTGTACGTTTCCGTGCGAAAGTCGGTAAATGCCGTTGACGGAGTCAAGTACGACCTCGCCATTGTAGTAGCAGTAGCGTGCACCATCGTTGAACTCTGCGATGACAAACGGCTTACCGGCGTAGGACGTGAACGATACGACCTTCGTCATGCTAAACGAAGGTCCGTCTGGGTGGATTAGACGCTGATAGGTGACACCGGCAGGAACCTGAGCCGTGGCGGCGGAGCCAAACACGAAGACCGTGTCTCCGCATCCTTCGAGGCCGTAAGTCTCGACGCCTACGTTGCCGACCAACTTGAAAGCCTTACGCTTCTCGATTTCTCCGCCCCGGGTGACATGGGCGTTGTCCATTTCGACGAGGCAACCGGCCTCAGACGTGAGGATGTTGCGTCTCGTATCGAGCCCACGTTTGAAGTTCTCGACTACGAGGTATGCCATGGTTTAGTTCTGGACCTTGCCGCCAATCATCCGGTAGGTCGGGGTGACGCCAGGAGGGCCGCCACCGTAAGTCGTCAGACCGCCCTTCCCAGACATTCCACGCAGACGGGCATAGTGCACGTTGGCGAGGTTCAGTTTGGCAGGTGCGTCTGGAGACTTGTTGTGGGAAAGCAGTTCTGCGGCCGCGTAAAGCGTCAGGAGATGGTCGTCGAGCTCACAGACATCCGTGTCTGCGATGAGAGGTGCGAGCTTACGGATGCCGGTGAAACGAAGGGTCATGTCATTCGAGGCAGGAATAGGCCATACCTCGAACTGAGTGCCACCTTCGTAGGTCGACCATTTTAGGGCCGGGTCCTGGCGTTCGCCTTCGTCCGAGTCCATGAAGTTGTAATCGGCGTTGCCGATACCATACTCCATAGGACGCCAGACACCGGAATACTTGACCTCTGTCTGATTGATACGTCCGAAGTCGAGGGAGTTCGGGAAAGCGTAGTAACGCTGTCCGGTCTTCAACTCGATGTCCCTTGTCACGGAAAACAAGGGCCAATCGAAGTCAGCCCACAGACGCTCCTGCGTGCGGGAAAGCAGCAGGTTCATCTGGTGGACTTGGTTCGTCCCCATGGCAGGGTTTGGCGACGCACCGATTTCGGCACGCAGCTGGTCCCTCAGCTGAGATAGCGACGTGCCGCGAGCCATGTTACTTCTTCAGTTCAGCGACAGGGGCGTCTTCGATGCCGATGTCGACGAGTTTCTTTGGGAGGTTCGGATTAGAACCGGGAAACGCCTTGGCGATGATGTCCTTGCCGTAGAAGGCGGTCAGACGCTCGACTTCTTTGGCGTTGCCGATGGCGGCGTCGCCCTCGAGCTTGACGTTGCGGATGGAGCCAACGCCGTGAAGGGCGGTGAGGATGACGATTTCGGGGACGGTGATACCTTCCTTAACAACGGTGTTGCCGATGTCGCCGGATAGCAGGATTTCGCAGGTGACGGTTTGCATACGCAGACAGTCAACCAGACACAGACAGGTCTGCAAACAAAAAGAGGGGCCCCCTCTCGGGGACCCCTCGGTTTGACGTCTGTCAGACAGGCTTAGCCCACCTGGTACACCGCCGAGCCGTTGAGCTGGGTGGCGGTCATGCCGCCGGTCCAGGTCATGGCACGGTAGATGACGTACTGGTCGTGAGGACGAGCCGGGTTATGGGTCTTCTTGTCCTCGCCGTCCATGACGTAGAGCTTCAGGTTGCTCTCGTCGATGAAGTAGATGTAGTCCGACTTACCCAGGGTGTCCAGGGTCGGGTCATACACGAACTTACCAACGCCACGCATGCTGATGTCAGCCATGCCGAGCTCCGTGGAGCCGCCGTTCATGAAGCCGCTCTGGGTGTAGATGCCCTTCTCGAAGACTTCTTCTTCCAGCTTGGCCAAGGCGGCCGAGCCACAGAAGATGAGGTTGGGCTTGCCACCGAAGCGGGTCAGCTGGCGGACTTCAGCTCGGAGGAACTTGGTCAGCGTCTGATTGGTCTTGGAGGCGATAATCTTGTTCGCACCCACGGCCGCACGGTTACGCCAAGCGGGGACGAGAGCACGGTCAAGACCGCCGACGGTACCCGTGGTGGGGTCGTCAGAGATGAAGGCCGTGATGCCCGGGATGAGCTTGGGGTCCTGCGTGCCGTCCTTCCAGAGCATCTCGTTGAACGAGCGAGCCCAGCCTTCAGCCATGTCCGCGAGCTTGTGCTCGAGGAGGCCGGTGAGGGCGGTCATTTCGCGGTCCGAGTGCTTGCTGGTGGAGGCACCGTTGAGGGAGTCGACGACGGAGATACCGTCGTGCTTGAGCTCCGTCAGGGAGACGGTGATACCGGCGTGGATTTCCTTCCACGGGTAGTTGACCCGCTTGAGGTTGGCCGGGTTGTCGTACGTCACCGAGTCAAGATGCGAGAAGCCCTTGATAGCGGTGGTGTAGTCGAAGATGACCGGGAGGTCGATTTTGCCCTTACCGCCGGGGAAGGACTTCTGCTTGCGGGTGAGGGCAGCGAGAAGCGGCTTTTCCTGGATGGTCTGAGCGAACGGCTTGTCTTTGATGTAGAAGTCGAGGGTCGCCGCGGCGATGTTCTCGAGTTCCTGAGTGGTGAAGGCCATGATGTTTTATCTGGTTCGGGGGTTAGCGTGCCGCCGCCAACCGGACAACGTCGAGCAACGTCTTAGGCTGGGGCTGAGCGGAGACGGACGAAACTGAGCTCGTGACAACTTGGGCCGAACGCACAGGGATAATCGACCGCATGGCTTCGTTGACGTCGGCGTAGGCCCTTTCGACCATGCTGACGGCTTCTTGTGCCGATTGCGGAGGTTGTACCTGCAGCATCAGACGGACCTTATCCATCACAAACCGCTGCTTCTTGGAGTAATCGACATCGCGTTTTTTTACGTTCTCCTCCCATGCCACCACGGCGTCGCGGGTTTGACCCTGCTTCGCTGTGTTCTCAAGTTCCTGCTTTTGAGCAAACGCCTGTTGCTGCTGTGCAGCGAGGAAGTTTGCCTGAGCCCTGGCTTTCGCCAGTTCTTTCGCGGACTCAATGTCCGCGTCTCCGTTGTCGACTCTCTTGCTGATGTCTTCAGGCAAGACTTCGCCGACAACCGGTGCCAATCGCGACAGATGGCTCTGCAGTACCTTGTAAGCCTCGAACGGATTGTGCTTGATGAGAGCCATGACCTGATAACCTTCTGCCACCTCTTGAGGCGTCAGTTGGTTGTTGGTCATAAACGTCTCAATCTTGTCGTACTGTTCGGCACGACCCTTAAAAGAGTCGCGTTCAGACAGTAAGGCCTTCCATCGAGGGTGATTGTGGAACGGAAGTTTGTCCTCGGCCTTGCCGTCAGAGGTGGCGTCGTCCTTGACCGCCTTTTCTCCCCCTTCGGCATCCTTAGATGCGACTTCGTTATTCCCCGCAGGCGACGAACCCGCGTCGGATTTTCCCGCAGCGACGCTTTTTACGACATCGAGTAGGGTGGTCCGCTTTTTGTTAGCGTCTGTCTCCGAGGCGGACGGGGCCTGCGGCACATTATTAGCGTCCGAACCATCGTTCGCGTCTTCAGGCTGCTGGCTCACAGCATTTTCCTGGGAGGGAACGGTGTTTCCGTTGTTTTTGTCGGTATTTTCCGGGGCCGACGAGGCCACCTGATTGTTATCGTCTGTTTCCATTGGGATAAGTCACACTTTGTCTGTGTCTGAGGACAAAGCAAGCGTTTTTACGCCATCATTTGAGGCGGCGTCTGATTGTCTGTCGTCTGAGGTCCCGGAGCACCAGGGGCAGCACCCTGGACGGGTGCGTTCTGGGCTCCTTCGGGTCCCTGAGCGTTGGGATTGCCCTCCGTGGTAGCGGTGGCGTCCCCAGCCATGGCCTTTTGGTTGGCGTTCATGGCGACAATGGACGGAATGGTGGCGACGATGAGGTCCGTGGTGTCCAGACGGTCATCAAGGCGGCGGAACGTCTCCTTAGCCAGGAAATCCGGAGGAATACCAGGGATTTGCATCAGAATGGGGGCCATACGCTCCCAATTCTGCAGTTCCTGGGCCTTATTCGGGCGTCCGGAGGAGCCAGCCTCAATGTCAAGGTACAGTTGCTCGGAGATTTCCTCACGAGTGAACTGCGGCCAGACAGAACCTGGGCCTACCACCTTAGTGACGTACTCCTGGGAGAACTCCTTGAGCATGACCTGACCGGCCGCCCGGCAAATCAGGCCGAGAAACTCGTCAAGGTCGTCGACATTGGAGCCGACGGCTGACATGCGGCTGGACTCAGCGACGGAAACCTCAGTAGCCGTGGTTCCGGAGGCTGCTGTGCCGCCGATGTTGGCCTCCTGAGAGCCCAGGATGCGAAGCGTGTCATCAACGAGCATGCTCGTGTCATACAAAGCAGGGTCGATGGCGACCGGCTTGATGTGCTGAAGGATGGCATCGACCGGCTGACCGGGCTGAAGGCCGCGAAGTTCGATGATGGCGTGGGCTGGACGCTCGGCCAGGTTAATCTTGTCTTTCTCATCCATCATGCCAAACGGCACGGCGTAGGCTGGACGGTTCGCGTGACGATGTTCACGCAGACCTTCGCGTGCACGGTTGTATTCGACCTGAATAGGACGGATAAGAGAGACGTCTGACTGCGGGAAAATGCACTTCTCGTTTTCAACTTCGTTGAAGACGAGCGGGAAGATGGGCCAGAAGCCTTCGAGTTCGGGCCACGGAGACTCCGGTTCAATCAGGAAGTCATGGAAGCCGTCGACAACGACGTACTTCATGCGGTCCTTCTTGGAGTAGACCTCCCAGACACAGCAGCGGTCATCAGACTTCTCTCCGTTACCACCGATTTCGGGGTGGGCGATGTTGCGGCCCTCCTTGTAGGAGTTGTATTGGTTGCCGATGTCCACCTTGTAGACTTCCTTGATGTCATCAGGGCTCATCATGAACTCCTGAGCGACCCATTCAGCACCGAGGAACGAAGAAAGATGGCGGCACTTAGGGTCTACGATGATGCTGGTAGAAGGAGGGAAATCAAAGACGACGCCTTCTCGCACCATGACTTCAGGCTTCTCAGACAGGTCACGCATCATCAGACGCAGACGCTCAAGGTTGGCTTCATTTTCCTTGATTTCACCGTCTTCGACGTCTTGCGTAAGGCGTTCGACGGCTGCGATTTGCTCCGTGATGTCACGGATTTTCTCGGCGTCTTCCGGGCGACGCTCGGTCACGCGTTCAAAGCCAATCTTGACGTAGCCGACGCCGGTCACGCAGACACGGCGAACAAGTTGTTTCATCTGAGCCTTGAAATTGGGCTGCTGCTCGGAGATGACGTGGTCGAATACGAGTTCAAGCGTCTTGGCGACCTTGTCCAGCATGACACGCTTCTGCGAGCCCTGCTGAAAGTCCTGCATCAACGCCATGGCGTTGGGGTCAGGGGGCATGCCCTGCTGCATAGCCATGGCAGACATGGCCTGTGCGGACTGCAATTCAGACATAGACTCGCTCCAGAGCGAGTATTCCAGACGCTTCTTACGTTTTGCCGTGGCCTTCGGGTTCTTGCAATACAAGGACGCGACACGCTGAGCGATGTGACGCTGCGTAATGTTGGCGACATAGCGACCTTCGTCGCCGCCTTCCCATTGTTTTCCGGACACGAAGTCCATGTCATCACGCATACGCTTGAACGCAGACTCATGCTTTGCCTTGCCGGAGCGTACCTTTTCGCAGATTTCCTTGACGAGTTCGAGTCGAGCCTTCGGAGGCTCCATGGTATCACGACGGATACGACCCTCTCCGGGTTGCTGCTGTTGCATGGGGTCGATGCCCGGCTGCTGAGGCATCATGCCAGGCATCATCGGGGGTTGTTCGGGAGGAACGCCGCCCATCATCATCATGTCGTCTGACTCCATTTGTCTGAAGCGTTGTCAGAAACCTCCCAAACGCAACTGCTTTTCGCGGCGACGCTGGTCGTTGGACGCCTGCTTGAGCCAACCCATGCTTCCGACAGGAAAGCCCTTGGGCTCAGACAGGACCGGGACGCGAGCACCAAATTGTTTTGACAGACCAAGGCCGATGTAGGCCAGGGCGTCGACAAAGTCGTCATGCTTGGCAGACGGGAACTTGAGTAGTTCTTGCTCGGCATCCTGATACCAGGGGGCAAACCGGGGGAACTTGACCTTACCCATGGCCATACGGCCACGGATGGCCTGGGCTCGCGTCTGCTTGTCCTTAGCGGGGGTGACCTCGTCAATGGCCGCATAGATGCCTCGCTCCTGCATACGCTTACGCAAGAACGGACCGATGGACTTGGAAATGTGTCCGCGTTCCGCCCACCACATGAGCGGTTTGTACCGGTCAATCAGGTCAATCATGGCCTCGACGACGTCGTCTGTCTCGGCTCGACGCCACCAGATTTCAGGCAAAATCCAGATGTCATCGTTGCTGTCTACGCCGACGGGCAGCAAAACCGTGGCATCTCGGTCCTGGTCCGCCGACACAGCGTGGTCAGACGCGATGTAGACCATCAAATCCTTTGGCAATTCGTTGGGAAGATACCCCACCATCCAGTCTTTTCGGAAGAAATCGCCGTCCTCCGGGGCTGGCTGGCCTTGATACAGGGCCGCAAAGCCCCTGGGGTTCAACGACTTAGCTCGATTTAAGAAACTTTCGTCAAACCGTTCGGGCCACAGGGCTTCGCCGGGCTTACGACCCATTGGGTCGTCATTCACGGCCAGAGCCGGTAAAGCCAAAATCTTCCAATGCTTGGCCTCGTCTGCATTGAAATAGGGGTTCGTAGGGTCTGTCAGACGGCCGATAAGGTCGTCTTCGTGCCAGCGTGTCATGATGATGACGACACGGCTGCCGACAGACATGAGTCGGGACATGGCGACGTCCGTGAACCACCCCCACATCTTGTCACGGGTTGATTTCGACTCTGCTTCGTCTCGGTCCTTGATAGGGTCGTCGATGACAAGAAGGTCGGCACCACGTCCGGTCAAGGAGCCGCCACGACCGACGAACATAGCCTGGCCACCTTCGATTGTCTGAAGCTGTTCCGAAGACGCAGACCCCTTGCGGAGTTGGCAGCCTGGGAAAACCTGGCCGAAAACCGGCATCTGGACGATTTCTCGGACAGCACGACCGAAGTCTTTGGCGGTGTCCTCGTTGTAAGTAGCGAAGATGGTGTGACGATACGGGTCCTTGCCCATGAACCACGCCGGGAACCGGCGAGAAGCCAGTTCAGACTTACCATGACGCGGCGGCATCGTGATGATAAGCCGCTGGATAGAGCCCTTCTCCACTTCTTCGAGGGCTGCCGCGATGACTTCGTGGTGCTTGCACGCCGTGTACCTGGACCTGTCGATGTCATCCGGGTCATCCGGGTCCGGCAGCGTCATCTTGGTGAACTCAAGAAGACTGGACCTGGCCCGCTTCAGCGACAGAAGTCGCTTTGCGGCCATAATTTGACGAGAGTAGGCCTCGATGGCCTCCTCTCGTGAGTATTCGGTTTTTTCCTCGGACATCAGGCGAGCTTCACCGCAAGCTCGGCCTCAACTTCTGCCTTGGTCGGCTTGATGATGAGGTCCAGCTTGGAGTGAGACTTGCCGCCCTTCTTGAACTCAGACAGGCCGAAGATTTTCTTGGCCTCAAGGTCGACAAAGGCGACCCAGGAGTTTTCAGGGATGACGATGGTTTCGTGGTTAGCTTTCATGATTATTAGGAGGTGTAGTAGGAACCGTTGCCGTCGGCGTAGAGGCCGTAGTAGTTGCTTCCGTCATAGAAGTTTCCATAGTAAGTGCCGTAACTGACGTAAGAAGTGTTGCCGTTCTGGGAGTAGTAGCCGCCATCTCCGTTGGCGTAGCGGTCCTCACTCCAGTAGGAGGCGTCAAAAGTAAGCCAGTTACTGTTGTATGAGTCGTAGTACGAGAACTGGTTGGTGCCGCTGAAGTAACCAAGGTAGGTTCCGTAAGACGGGTTACTTGGAGTATTGTCCTCGACATAGTATCCGCCCGTTCCGTCGTACTTGACGAGGCAGGAGCCTCCATCGTAGATGACGTCTCCAGACTGAGCAGACCATCCGCCCGTGTTTGATGTGTAGGTGCTTCCGTTTCCGTCAGAGTAAATGTTGCCAGAACTAATCGAGTAGGTGTAAGTACCGCCGCTGGAGCATCCAGTCCAACTGAGGGTAGACTCACTCAAGGTTACGTTGAACGAGATGCAGAAGCCCATCGGATACCAGCAACCATTCTGGTTGTAACCTCCGGTTGAATAGGTTCCACCGTTGCCGTCAGCGTACACGTTGTTGCTGTAGAAGTTTCCACTCCAATTCGTGTTGCCGGTGGCGTCGGTCAGGTTTTCGACGTAATCGCAGGAACTCGAAAGAAGGGTTCCGGACGCAGGGAACATCAGGTCACCGCTGACAACCCAGCCGTCTGGCGTACTGGTAGCCTCAACGTAAGCCTTGGCACCACGGGTGAAGGTCTTGCCGTCAATGTTGATGGCGTTCGTGAACTGCATCGGATAGGTCGCAGACGCAGACTGATAGAAGTAGTAACGCTCGCCATAGTTGGACAAAGGACCGCCAAAAGTAATCTTTCCTTGGTCGTCTGTAGCGTAATCAAGTAAGTAAAGATAACCAGGATTGGAGACCGTGATGACGGGTGCGTAGTTCTGGTTAATTACCGGAAGCGTACGCTTCTGGTACGGACTTAAAGCCGATGCTACACCGGTAATCGCGGAGATGTCGTGAGTGTGCGACAGGTTTGCCTTCGCGTTGAGTTGAGTCTGCAATCCCGTCACGTTAGCGATGGTGTGCGTGTGCGTGGTGTCAGCCTTTCCGCTCAGGGTCGTCTGAAGATTAGTGATGTCTGAGATTACGGACGCAGACAACTTAGTCCAGGCGTACGGATGGGTAATCGGACCGTAACCTGCCGCACCGATGGCGGTGTTGAAACGGTAGATGAAACTACCAAGCCAGACGACTTCGCCTGGAGAGTAGGTCTTGAAGTTGTCGTATTCGGAAATGCCGCCGCCTGATTGGCTGATTTCCTGCCATCCGCCGTTAATGCGTCCGTACAACTTGAAGTCAGTCGGGGCTTCGCGGATTTCAAATTGATAGGCAAGTTCGGCCGCGAGGCGGGCTTGCAGCATCCCCCAAATCCTGAAGCCAAGATTATCGCAAGGATTGTCGTTGAAGTCCTGAAGCGTAACGAGGCGATTGTCGCCGTTGTATCCGTATCGCTTGCTGATGCGGTGCATCGTCGTCCGAAGGATGGACGAAATGATGGACATGCGGATTTTCAGGACCTCGACACGCTCGGCCAATGTCTTGCTGATAGTCGAGTCTTCGGCCGCTCCGTTGCCGGAGATGACTTCTTCACCGAAATAAGTGCCACCAATAGAAGACCTTACGAAAAGACCGGTAGACTCGTTGAACGTGAGTCCGAACATACCCTGAAGGTACGCGTCTGAGGTCAGATACGACTGCCTTCCAAGCATCTGGTCTGCGTTCGGGTCCACATACATGTGGAACATCGACTTAAAGCGATTGTAGATGGAACGGTCGGACGTATCCGAACTGTTCAGACCAAGATTGGTTACAGACTGACCCTTGCTTGATACGTCAGCCAAGTTCTGGTCTGCGTCCAGCATGTTGTCATACTGGCTGTCGAGGGACGCCTTTAGGATGGTGATGCTTGACAACGCCTGCTGTGCCTCGTCGCGTGCGGCGAGCGTCGACTGCTTGTGCGACTGCGTCTCTACTTCCGCAGACGCCGCCGTTGAGGCCGAGGCGTTTGCTTGGACGGCCGAGTTTTGGGCTTCGGCTGCTTTGGTAACTGCAAGGTCTTTGGCTGCGACTGCTGGAGCGACGGCTGCGTTGGCTTGGGTTGCAGAAGACTGAGCAGCGTTCGCATAATTTTCTGCAGTTGTAGCAGAGATAGACGAGGCAACAGCTGATTGAGACGCTGAGAGAACGAGGGGTTGGAGTTGTGCATAAACTTGGGAATAAGCTTGGGTTGCGATAGCCTCCGGAATACCGGTGCTTTCAAACGCTTGTGGGTTGAGCTTGCCGTCAGACCGCTGGATTTCAGACAGACGCGAAATCAGGGAGTCTACGGTGATTTTCAGAGAGTCGAACTCGCCGTCAATCTGGACGCCAGGCTGCTGGACGGTGGGATTGTTAGTGCTAAACGTCTCGAAGTTGAACAGACGGTCATACGGAACTGGCGGCTGAGACATGGTGACGATACTTTCTGCGGGACTAAATTAGTTTTGCAAGACAACAAAAAGTAGGGACTCTTTTCAGCCCCAGATTTTTTCGCGGGGCACCTGAGATGTACGCGGACGGTCGCGGGCGGGGGCGTGCCCGGGGGTGCGTGCGGCGTGCACGCCCCCACATGGCGTGTGCACATACGGCTGGGCGGGCGGGCCCGCACTCATGCCTGCTCAGACACCTGCGTATCCGGGCAGGCATCTGCAGGCAGACAGGCAGGCGGGTGCTCGGACGCAGACAGGCTGGCGAGTGCATCCGCACCAGCCTGCACAAACGCCTGCAGAGCGTGCTCGTCCATGTCCGCAAGTGGGCCTGTCCATGCAGGTAGCCCCAGCCGTGTCTGCTGTGCGGCCAAGCCCATGCCAGCGTGCTCCAGCGTCCAGCGTGCGGCCTGCAGACGGACATTGGCAGGCGTGGCCGGGTCCTGCATGAGCCCACGGATGCACCCCCAAGCCAACGCCGCACCCTCGGTCCGCAACCCGAGGTCGAGGGCCGTCTGAATTGCCTCCCGGACATGAGGCAGTCTGAGCAGACGAGGACCCGAGTGCTCGGACAGGCCGACAGACCGGCAGGCCGAGGCCACACATCCACCGTTGCGAACATAGGCCGCCACGAACAGCGATTGGGGCTCAGTCAAACAGTCGGCAGACACCGCTGAGACGAACCGACCGCCGACACCGTTTCGGACACCGCCAGACCGAGCCACCAGACCAGAGCCAGACACTTTTTTTGTCATAGGATTTTGGCCAATGTTTATCGGCCTCAGACCGACATTTGCAACATCGAACTTGGCACCAATTTGTCGGTTCGAGTTGACAGACTGTCGGTGGTCTGCATGGTGGTCCTCGCCAAACGGCATCCACACCATGACCCACAACACCCCCACCAACGCCGAACCGACACTCGTCATCGGCATCACCCAGACCGCCCTGCAGACCGCCGGGCTGTCCTCGTCCGGCTCGACCAGCCAGACGGCCACCGCCCCCTCGGCCCAGAACAGCCGTGGCGGGTTCGGCAACGAGCCCTCCCCGGGTTCCGAGCCCGGCTCGTCCGGCCAGCCCGAGCAGGGCGGGCAACCCGCCCAAGTGGGCAACCCCAGCGGCCTGTCCGCTGGTGAGCCCAACGCCAACGCCACGGCCAACGCCCAGACGCAGACCCCCAGCGGTGCGTCCGACCCTCAGTCCGGCTCGTCCGGCGAACCGGGTCAGACGCCCGGCGAACCGGGTCAGACGCCCGGCGAGCCCAGCGAGCCCGGCCAGCAGGCAGGCGAGCCCGGCCAGACGCAGACCCCCAGCGGTGTGCCCACCCTGCCGGACGCCAGCGACCTCGAGGCTGAAATCGGCCCCCGGGGCCAGACCAAGGTGACCTCGGAAAACCGTGGTGCCGTCCGCAAGTGGCTGACCCGCAAGGGCGTGGCCTACAACCCGGAAGGTGCGTGCAAGGGTGCTGGCAAACTGTCCGTGTCCGAACTGTCTGCGGCCTACAACGACACGACCGACCAGACCCTCCGGGACCTGCTCGCCCAGCAGGGCGGTCAGACCAGCCCTCAGACGAACGGTGCGAACCAGCCCCAGACGCCCTCCGGCCAACCCGAGCCCAAGCAGGCTCAGACGCCGCAGACGCCCAAGGCCCAGACGCCTACCCCCAGCGGCCTGCCCGAGCCCCTACCCAAGCCTGTGAAGGTGCCCTCGAACATCCGCAAACACGCCCTGCATGACGAGGCCGTGGACCTGCTCCAGCCCGGTGGCTTCGGGGTGTTCGTGTTCGGCCCGGCTGGTTCCGGCAAGACCACGCTGGCTCAGACGGTGGCTCAGACGCTCGGTCTGGAGTGCTACATCGCCGGGGCCGTCCAAAAGGACTTCAAGGTCCTCGGCTACAAGGACGCCCGGGGCGAGTATCAGACCACGCCCTTCCGGCAGGCTTTCGAGCATGGTGGCCTGTTCCTGTTCGACGAAATCGACGCCTCCAACCCGCAGGTCCTGCTGGTGCTCAACGCCGCCTTGGCGAACGGCATCTGCGACTTCCCGGACCGCACCGTGAAGGCCCACCCCCGCTTCCGCTTCATCGCCTCGGCGAACACGAATGGCGGCGGTGCGACTGCTCAATACTCGGGCCGTAACAAGTTGGACGCCGCCTCGCTTGACCGCTTCGCCGTCCTCGAGTGCGACTACGATGACGCCCTCACGGACAGCGTGGTCCGTTCCTACGGTCTGACCGGGGCCATCCTCGAGGAAGCCCTCGAGTGGGTTGCCACCGTCCGGGACTACCGTCTGGCGGCTCGCCAGAACAGCGTGGACCTCGTGCTCAGCCCTCGTGCCGCCTTCTTCGGCGTCCGGGTGCTCGCCGCCGGAGGCAAGCAGTTCCGCAAGTGCAAGGACCTGCTCGACTGCTTCATCCTCAAGAAGGTGTCTGACCCCGAGGCTCGCAAGCGTCTGGCCAAACTCGGCGAGGCCGCTGTCAACGCTCGCCGCAACCCCGCCCAGCCGACCGCCTAACCCAACCGCAGACAAGCCTGCTCGCCATGACGGCGGGCAGGCCCCTGCACCCTCTCCCCCAAACACACACAACACACATGGCCCTCATCGACCCAACCACGCTCCCTCGCCACAAGGAAAAGCGTTTCTACCAAACCCCCGGCGTCTGTCTGAAGTCCGACTTCAGCAACGCAGACCGCAGTAAGAACTATGTTCTGCTCGAGGCAGACAGCATCACCTCCTACCTCAAGTGGCAGGCCGAGTGCGAGTCCACGACCTCCGGCTGGCGTGAGTCCCGGTCTGCGTCTGCCAAGCAGTCGTGGGACCTCAAGGCCGGATGGGACGGCTTTCAGACGCTCGTGTCTGACGGCTGGCCCAAAGGCGTGGCCAAACTCAAGACCGCTGTCGCCGCCCTGCCCTCGTCCATCGGCTTCGGACGAGTCCCGGACTCGGATGTATGCGGTGACTCGCTCAACATCCCGGCGTTCGTGGCTGGTGACCCCTGCCATTGGGACTGCGACCCGGACGAGGACGCAAGCCTCGGACAGACCAAGGTCATCCGTCTGATTGTCCCGGTCGGTGCCCTCGCCGGATACGATGCGGACTACCTCTACAACCGAGGTGCGGCGGTCGTGGCCTGCATCCGTAGCATCGAGGCCGCTGGCTACCAATGCGAGGTCTGGGCCGAGTCTGCGAGCAAGTCTGCCCCCGAGGCTGTCTGTCAGCGAGTGAAGGTGAAGCACGCCGGAGCCTCGCTCGACCTCAACAACCTCGCTGTCTGGCTGGCTCACCCTGCGGCCTTCCGCCGAGGCTTCTTCTCTGGTCGTGAGTGCCTCTGGTCTGTGCAGACGCCGCAGGGTAGCGTGGACGGTCTGCTGGGCGGCTACGGTGGCACCTGCTACGGCCCCACGGCTGACCTCGAGGCCGGGACCATCTACCTGCCCCTCGCCGCCCACGGACGGAACGGCACGCCGCAGGCCAGCCTCGAGACGCTGTCTGCCGTGTTCGCCAAGGCCGGGTTCCTGCTCAAGTTCAACTAAGCAGACAGACAAGGACGAAACGCCGTGAGGCGTCCGTGGGTTAGGCCCACGCTGACGAGTCCAGACGCAAGCACTCAGACACTCTCACCCAAACCCAACAGACACACATGGACTACAACACCCGCCAACACCTCCACATCCTCGTCCGTGAACTCGACGACGCCCACCTCCGGGTCCCGGTCGCCTACACTCACACGGAACTCGCCCACAAGGAACTCAAGCGTCTGCAGACGGAAGGCGTGACCGGGCCGGAACTCGCCTCGGCAGACGCTCGCTACAAGGCGTCCCTCGACTACTACGCCTCGTGCATCACCTGCCTCGACCGCACCCGCAAGGAACTCGCCGAGGCCATCGGCTAATCAGACAGACAACCTTTCATCCCAACCCAGACACACCATGAAGACCAAGAAACTCATCCGTTCCCTGCTCGACGAAATCGAGGTCGCTAAGGACAAGGTCAGCGACTGCGAGCGTGAATACATCCGGGCATCGTCTGCCCACAACCGTCTGCTCAACCAGACGGACGACGGCGAGCGTCTGGGCAAGACCCACGCCCGGTGCAACGAGGCCGTCAGACGCTGGACCGAGGCGAGCGACTTGCTCGACGACCTCCAGACCAAACTCGACACCCTTCTCTCCTAACCCAGACACAGACACCATGAGCACCTATCGCATCTTCAAGCGGGATAGCCACAAGGCCCTTCCCATCGACACAGACACGAGCAAGCCGGAGGGCCCCGGTCTGGGTCGGAACAACCGCACGCTGGCTGAGCGTGCCGAGTGGGCGTTGACCGAGAGCATCCGGGACTACCTCCCGCCTGTCCGAGGCATCTCGCTCGACCACGACGGAGCCCGCCCGCATCACGGAGCACACCGCAGACAGTTGGACGACTTCGGGGCCGCACATTATGTTGAGCGTGCACGCCACGAGGTCCTGCTCACCGTCTGTCTGACCGAGTGCGGTGACGGCATCCGGGAACTCGGCTGGGAGGGCGTCATCCTCAGACAGCACTTCGGCTCCTGTCTGTGTGTGCATGGCCCGGTCGGCCAGCCGCCTGTCCGCAACAGCGTGACGGACGGTCTGGTTGTCTGCACTCGTATCGGGAAAGTCACGACAGACGACATTCTCGACCGCTGTTTGCAGGACCGCATCGTCTGCTTGCTCAATCGCAAGTTCGTCCCGGCACACGCCACCTACTTGGGCTTCGGCGTCTGCAAGGAGGCACCCGACCGGGCAATCATCCGCATCACCGTCCAAGTGACCAAGAAGAAAGCGGTGACCTTCACTCTCGGTCTGTTGCCCGGCGTCGAACAGCCGTGGATTTTCTGAACCCACTTGACAACCTACACTTTGTCGGCATAGTGCCCAATCTCCAACCCACCCAGAACATGACGCAACCCAATGAAAACAAGCCCACGGACAACCTGTGGGAGTCCACCAACAAGGCGACTCACGACCGCCTTCTCAACCGAGTCCGTGTCGGCTACAACGCCGCCGTTGACTCGCTCGAAAACCTCGAGGCTCTCCGGGTCAAACTCGACTCGGCAATCTCGCAGGCTCAAGCCGCAAGGGACACGCTCAAGGACGCCGACTTTTACCTGTCCGTCTATGACTACGAGCAGGTTGACCCTCGCTGTGCTGACGCCCGGGGCTTCCTCCTGTCTGCCTACCTCGGTCTGTCTGTCCTTGGCTCGCTCAAATCCAAGGTGAGCATCCCGGACGACACCGCCTACCGCCCGAACGCCTAACCCACCCACTCACCCCCAGACACACCTCCACACACATACGAACATGAGCGAACCCACTCCCACCATCCACGCCGCCTTCATCCGGGAACACCTCAACGAGCACCTGCTCGGGTCTGAGGTCCTCCCGCTGTTCAACACCGGACGCATCGTCATCACGAACGGTCTGCAGGACCGCTTCGGCGAGCAGACGCTCGACCTCGTGGCCGAACTGCTGACCGCCCACTCGTGTTGCTATTGGGGCAACGCCCTTCCGGCTGGCGATTGGCAGTCGAACGACGACCCGGGCAACATCGAACGCTTCGAGCGTCTGCCGTCTGAGCATGGCAAGGACTACGAGCCTCGTGCCCTGCACATCCCGGGGCGTGTCCTCGCCTCGTGGCGTTTCCCGAAAGAGAGCGAGTCCGTCTGGGTCATCACCGAGTCCGGCGACAACGGCTTCGTGACGACCGTCCTCCTGCCCAGCGAATACTAACCTACAAACTGTCGCTTGACAAACATCACAACCCAGCAATACTTCCCACCTATGGCTAAAACCTCCAACAAACTCAAGGCCCTCGACGCCGCCCTCTCGGCGGTGCTCGGGGCTTACATCGAACTGCGAGACAAGGAAAAGGACCCCGCCCCCTTCAACCGGGTGCTGGCCACGGACGACCCCTTCGCCGACCTCGCCAACAAGTGCGTCAAGGCGTTCACGGACGCCGGTCACCCGGTCACCATCCCGCTTCTGGCCAGCCTGTGCCGGACCGCCTACACAGACAGCAAGCGTAAGGACAAGTATGCGTTCCCCATCGAACGCTTCGACGCCCAGACGCTCATCGACCTGTCTGTCTGGTTCGCCTCCAACCGATAACTTTCCACCCACCCAGAAATAACAACCCAGCAAATACGAACATGACGAACAGCAACGACAAGAACCCCAGCAACGGCAAACCGCCCGAGCACGCCATCGCCACGAGCCCGCAGGACCTGCTCAACTTCCTCGGCTTCATCAGCAAGGGCACGCTCATCGGGGCCGTGACCGCCGCCGCCATCAAGGACGACCTCACCAAGTTGGTGAAGGCCCTCGACGACGGACAGACGGCAGACGCCAAGGCTCACGCAGACCAAATCCGGCAGGGCCTCAACCTGCTCGGCAAGGCTGTCTGCACCCTCGGTCAGACCATCGTCCGTCACGACGAATACATCACCCGCAAATGCGAGGAGCGTGGTATCCCTGTGACGAGCGTGTCTGAGAACCTCATCGAGACTTTCAAGTTGTCCGGCGAGGACTTCCTCAAGTCCTTCTTCGAGGAGGCCAAGGGCAACGGCTTCGTGGAGGAGCCGAACGGTCCGTCCAAGAAGAAGGGCAAGTCCGCAGACAAGCCCGGCTACAAGGACAAGAACTTCGACCCGCACGACCGCTTGGACGGCTTCGACCCGGACAAGCATCGGTTCAACTAAGGCCGAAACATCAGACGGAGTCATGGCCGTCTGGTGTCCGTGGAGTTACGCTCCCGCTGACGAGGCCGTCAGACAAACCACCTTCACCCATGCTGCACAAGCACACACCCAAGAGCGAACCCACCCCGGGGACGCAGAACCACCGAGGCAGGCCCCGCCTGTCCCTCTCCCGGCTCACCACCGCCTCCGGCATCCGGCAGGCGGTGAAGCGTGACCTCGTCACGCTCGAGCAGGCAAACGACCAGACGGTCAAGGCCCTGCACAAGTGCGGCGACCTGCTGTCGTCCCTGTTCGGCCAGACCCACGGCGTCCCCGCTGGTCTGACGACCGAGACGCACCGCATCGCCCTCGTGGTCGAGGTCATCTCCTGTCTGCACGACTCGGCGACCAAGGTCCACGAGGTCATCGACTCCCGCAAGCCCGACCGCACCGCCGGACGGTCTGACGAGGTGCTCGCCAAGGCCCGGGCCAAACGCTGGTCCAAGGCCAAGCGGTCCAAGTCGGCCAAAGCGGCGTGGGCTCGCCGCAAAGGAAAGGAGGTGGCGTGATGCCTGCCGTCATCGTGGCGAGGGTCACCCTCGCCTTCTCCGTGGAGGGCGTGTCCCTCCCGGACGAGGTGCCCATCGACCCGCTGGAGTTCGGCGAGTTCGATGAGCGTCATCCCATCGTCCGCAAGGATGGTGTCTGTCTGTCGTCCGTCTCGTGCGACTCATACTCGCTGTCCACGGACGGCGAACGCACCGTGTTCAAGTTCACGACCGAGTGGGTGTTCACCTGCGAGGACAAGGTCGCAGACCGCCTGGCCAGCATCCTGTCTGACCCGGCCAACACCGACCCCGGCGTCCTGCTGTTCGACCTGTCTGTCGAGGACGAGTCTGGACGCTCGTGGGACCTCGATGCCGAACCGCAGACCGTCTGTGAGGTCCGCAAGAAGGTGGGAGGTAAGTCGTGAGCGACGGACAAGAGGCGACCAACCCGCCGGACAAGGAGTCCCGGGTCCGCAGGCTGAAGGAGGGCAAGGCTGAGCAGACGCTATCCGTCTGCGTCTGGGCTTCGGCCAAGCACAGCAGGCCCATCATCCTGTTCCCGGACGAGCAGTTGGAGGCGTTCGAGGACTCGGTCACAGACCCAGACAACATCCAAGTCCGGGAGGAACGCGTTGACGGTGAGCGTCTGGAAATCCTGTCTGTCTGGGTCCTGCCGAACTTCCTGTCCAACCGCAAGGGTCACGGCTCCCGCAAGTATCTGTGCACGCAGGTCCGCTTCATGGTCTGCGTGGATGTTCGGACGGCAGACGGATGCGAGACGCCGGAGGCCAAGGATGCCGTCCTCGAACTGCTCAAGCGTCTGTGGTGGGAACTCCCGGCCATCAAGCCGAGGGTGATGACTCCGCACGCCCTGTCCGTGGCCAACACTTCGGACAAGGTCGTCTGGGGTGCACGCCGTTCGTGCCCGCCGGGCAGGGGCATCAGCAAGGACCTGTTCGAGGCCATCGAGCCCGAGGTCATGCTCATCACGGAGGAGGACGCAGGCAAGGGCCCTGCCCAGACATGAAGCCTGTCTGGGTCTATGCCTTCTTCGTCGTGCTCAACGCCATCCTGTTGGGCATCGTGCTGGCGGCGTGCCTAAGCAAGGCAATCATGCCACGCCTCTGAGCGTCAAAGGGTCAGCCTCCGGGCTGGCCCTTTTTTTTGGCCTGCTCGCTGGCCCTCACAGCCTCGCTCAACCATGCGGGAGGCTCCGGGCTCGGGTCGCAGGGGTAGCCCTGCCTCTCGGTCCAGCCAGAGGGCTGGAACGCAGGCTCGTAGGGCTGGACCCAGACGGTCACCCCGGCGTGCTCGAGGTCGGACCACACCTTGTCCACGGTAAGCGACGAGACAAGGCAGTCGTCTACGATGACGCCCTGTCTGGTCAGACAATCGAGAATGAGTTTGGCGAGGTTGTCCGTGTCAGGTCTGGAGACATGGGGCGACCCTGTCTGTCTGCCACGCTTCGGCTTCCGTCCGGCGACCTTCTGGAACGAGAAGCGGAACTGCATCTTGACGGACAGGGCGTCTGTCCCGAGCAGACCGGGGAGGGCTTGCTTGCCTCCCGTGATTTCGAGTGCCTGCTTGCAGGCTCGCTCGACCGCTGAAATCCACAGACGAGCGTTCTTGTCTGCGGTGCTGATGACCCGGCCCGCAGCGAACCTCGGTCTGGGTTGCGGTCTGGGCGTCCCAAGTGCGATGACGGTCAGACCCGGATGTCTGCGGATGTCTGGCTGTCTGCTCGTCTGTCCGGCGTCTGCGTTTGCGGCTGCGTTTTGCACGGGAACACACGAAAGACTTAGTGTCGGAAAAGCAAGACTTAGTGTCGGAAGTCTAAACTTCGCTACATAGGATGATAGTGTCTGGTGGCACACCTGCGAAGCATGGGTGTGCCCATGAGGACACCATACTATTAATAGGACTCGCGTCCTCAAAATTAAGTAGCGTGTTATCAACGACTTACAGATTTCCAAAAACCGTTTGAGGACGCTATTCACAGGACGCAGACAAGTTGTTGTAATACAACCACTTGCGTATGTGGCGTCCTCAAAGTCATTCACAAGGACACGCCTAACGTCCTCAACAGACGAACGACTTAGTGTCGGGTTACATAACTTGCTAATCTACGCACGGATGGGTTGTCTGAATGTCTGTTCAGACAGAAACCTCAGACAGAAACGCTATTAACACCGGGGGTGATTTAATTACGTTACGTCCGTAACGTAATTAAATCATTCCAGACTGTCAAGCGACTATTTCAAACTTTCTTTCAACCTCACCAACGCCCTTTGTTTATGGGCCGGTGCTCTACTTGGGTTGAAACCTATCCGACGAAATCCGTCGAAGCCCATAGCATACGACAGATAGACCTGCTGCGGGGTGGGGTTGGGTATCCCGGCTTTCTTCAGACGGTCCATGTGCAAAGCCAGCAGCCAGCTCGCCAGCTGTCTGGCCAGCTGTGGGTCAGTTGTCCGAGGTATGGGTCTAAGCCCATTCAGGGACCTGAACCGGTTGGCGTCTTCCCATGCGGACGGCCAGATTTGCCAAGCCGTGATGGCCCGGCCTCCGTCTCCTACGGCGGCGTGGTCCATGCGGGACTCGGTCATCCCTACGGCGGTCACCATCTTCTCGGACGGCATGGCCACAGCCAGAAGCAAAGCGGCAATCATTCGGTTCGGATACCAAAGGTATCGTTGCGGACGAACTTGAATTGGTCCGAGGTGAAGTGCCGGAGCACGCCGTCCTTGTCCAGCACGATGGCGAACACGTCGTTTGAGAACGTGCCTCCGTCACGGACATAGATGAGCATGCCGTAGCCGATAGGCGTCTCGACCGGCATGGGGTTGCGAAACTCGTGTATCATTTGTGGGGTTTCCATTTGTTGCGGGCGAACAGGGACGCCCACATGTCTGCCGTCTGCTTGCCATGCGTGGCGACGACCTTCTTTTCGTGTGGTGTCTGCATCTTGAGTCCGGGCTTCAAGACTTCGGGCCTACGCTTTTGTTTCATTGTCGGCTTTAAGGCGGTCAGCATCAGACTTTAAATCAGCCACCTCGGCCTTGAGGCGGGTCTGGTCATCAATCAAGGCGGCGACCTGTCTCTGCAAACCATAGACCTCGTTGTTGGCTTTCTGCCATTCACGCACAAGCCTGTCCTCGTTCTCCTTTTCCATCTGAAGGTCGGAAGTCAGCCGCTCGACCTCGGCCTTGAGGCGTTCAATGCGGTTTTTCTGATGTTCACAGCATTTCTGAAGAATGTCGCCTTCCTTGTAATCGTCATTCCTCATACGCATTACTTCTTCCTTTAGTTTTGCATTTTCGTCGAGCAGATGACGATACATTTCTGCTCTGACAAAATCTGTTGAATGGCCCTTGGTCAGCCGCTCGACCTCGGCCTTGAGGCTATCGCACTCGACTGCCAGCACGCTGTTCTCCGCTTGGCGGGCTTGGCACTCGGCCTTGAGGCGGGCGTTCTCGGCACGCTCGAACTTGACGACCTCCCACAGGTTGTCTGCCCGGCACTTCTCATGGTGGAGTTGGAGTCGGAGTTCGATGACTTCGTTGTCGTTGGTGTAGTTGTCTGGGTTCATTGGTTTGGGTTAAGTTTCTTTTTGAGTTCGATGTTCTGGAGTTCGACTACCTGCACCTGTGCAGACAGACGTGCGGACTCACGCATGAGCCAATAGATAAACCCACGCGTCACGGTAATCTTGTCCGAGTCCTTGTTGTAAGGGTCCGTGTAGTGGTCGCCGACCTTCTTAGGGACGGTCCAATCTTCGTCAGGCATCGGAGCGAGGACGCTTGGGTCCCATCTGGGGTTTGGGAACGGGGAGCCCGTTCTTCTTGCACCAGCGGTAGATGCGGTTGCGTCCGATGCGGTGCCTGTCTTCGATGGCCCGGATAGAGCCGGTCCGTAGGGCGGACTCGTAAAGCGTCCGCAGCATGTTGTGCTGCTGGTCGTCTGTCATCCGCTCGAAGGCGGAAGACTGTCTGGTCTTGTTGCTCATTTGGTCTGGATGATGCGTTTGGTGTTGTTGTCGTAGGAGAAGTTATCCCAATTCGGGACGTCGAGGTAGGCACCGGACGAGAGTTCGGCACCGTCCGAGTCCGTGGCATAGTTGCCGGTCGGAATGTCGAGCCACTTCTTGTCCTTAGTTCCCTTGGCCGCACATGATACGACCACTTCCTTCATCATGAGCCTGCTGACAAGCGACTCGAACTCATGGGCACCGGTCTGTCTGAGCACCAGCGGGAGTTCCGAGCGTCGGCGATACACGCCTGACTTGGCGTTCTTGCCTTCGATGGAGTAGGGGTGGCCTCGCTCGGCGGCATGCCGGATGGCAAAGATGAGCCAAGCCTCACGCTCGCCCATGTTGATGGAGTTGAACAGGTCGTCCTTGGTCACGTCTGTCAGCAGGCCGGATGGCTGTCTCAGCAGGGTGAGTTCGCTGTCCAGCATCTCCGGGTTGTTCGCCTTGATGATGGCCAACTTCCACAGCATCCCACGCTTGGGGCTGAGTTTCATGGCCGTCATGCGACGCTCGTAGTCAGACGAGTGCCAGATGCCGATGACGGAACGGAAGGCCGCAGGCAACGCAGACGAGCCACGGACGGCGGCCTTCATGTCCTCTGTGTTGCGGATGGGTTCATCGCCCGGCTTGCGGACGTGGTGGGTGATGATGAGGGCGGAGCCGAGTTCACCGCAGACCTGCGAGGCCACACGGATGAACTCATTGATGACCGTGGCCGAGTTCTCCTCTCCGTGCATGACGGAGTTGAGCGTATCCATGACCACCAGACGAAGGTCCTTCAGTTGTCTGAGGTGGCCCATGAGTTCCATCCACTTCTTTGACGGGCGGGACTCCTGTGTCTTCGGGTCTTTGTCCACGAGTGCGAACGAACCTCCGGAGTTGATGAGGGGCAGGATGACAAGTTTGTCTGCGGCTGCGAACCGCATGCCGTCAGGGTCGATTTCGGTCAGACGGATGTGTAGTTCCTCTTGGTCGTCTTCGGTCGTGATGATGACCGCGGTGCCACCCTGCATGACATTGTGGCCACACCATGTCTGAGGTCCGCACGACTCGGTCGCAGCGACCTTGAGTGCGAGGTCCAGCATAAGGAAGGTCTTACCGGCACCGCCTTCGGCGACAAGCATCTGGTGCTTGCCTGCGAGGACGACCTTATCGACGAGGAACTTACGCTTAGGTGGGGTGCCATGAGCCCAGCGGTGAGCCGCCCAAGCAAGCAGGCCCTGCCCTTCATCGGATACGATGGGTTTCTCGGGCTCCGGCATAGGTCCATGTGAGTGCAGGTCCTTGCGGAAGATGGCGTTGAACTCCTTGATGGCCCTTTGCAGGGGCCAAGGCGGGAGCATCTTGGCGTCCATCCAGCCGATGGTCCGCTCGAGGGCCTCCTGCTCGGTGAGTTCGCCTCGCCTTACCGCTGTGATGAACATGCCTGCGACCCGGGAGAACTGCGACCATCTGGTCATGTCTCCGTCGCCGCCTTCATGGACTTCATCGCTTAGGTTTAGAGCCCGAAACTCGCCCTGCTGCGTGTCCGCAGAGGTCCCCTTCTTCCGCTCCACGGCCTGGCCAGGCATCGGCTGCATCTGTCTGACTACATCAGACACATGCTCCGGGTGGTAGCCGTAGTCCTTGTTGTGCTCACGGATTTCGACGAGCGTCATCTTGCCGTTCTTGCCGTGGACGGAACCTGCCAGACGGATAGGCTGGTGGGCCCGACCGTAGGGGTTGGACTCGACGCCCTTGCCGAACTGAGGGTCGCCACCGACCTTGGCGGCGAGTTCATCACGGATGCCTACGACCTCGGCTGTTTCGCCGGGACGCCGGGACAGGCCGAAGTAGACGTGCAACTTGTCCTTGCCCTGCTCCGTCTGACCACCGGATGCGACCACCATGGTCGGCTCCATACCGGCTTTGCGGATGTGGTCCACGGCACCCCAAGGGTTGCCGCTATCAATGTCGCAACAGACGGTGTCAAAGCGAATGACGTTCGATGACGTAGCCTCCGGCTGGGACAGCACGGCGGGAACGACGAACGCACCGATGCCGTGGGAGTTCCACCGCAGGACATGCTGGTAGACCACTTGGGCGAGGTTATCTGGGCAGTCGAGGGCTGGCTGGATGAGGATGTTCTCAGCGAACACGCCCTCACGCTCGGTGCCCTTCTCGCCGATGCCACGCAGACATAGCCACTCGCCTGCGGCGAAAGGTGTCCTAAACAGCAGACCGAGGTGGTCGCTGACCGATTGAAAATGGGGGGTCATTTACTCGACGTGCTTCTTGTGCAGGAAGGCAGGGGTGGGCTCACCGTACCACGAACCGGTGACATTGAACTCCATGTATTCCACGGCCTCACGATAGTCCATGTCATCCCGGTCCATGAGGACCTTGATGCAGAGTTCATAGTCGTAGACGACGATAGGCATGCGGCCCGGCTGGTGTGCCGTGAAGCCGAGGACAGCCTTGCTGAAGCCGTCTGCGATGAGCATGCCCTCGAAGTCCGGGCCGAGGTCGTCTGCCTTCTTCTTAGGTTTCTTTACTTTAGCCATGATGGGATGTTGTCGTTGGTATCGGTTGTAGGTTTAGGAGACTTGTGGCACCGGGTGGCGTAGTCGCAGAACTTGCAGCCGAAGTTGGCCGGGTCTTGTGAGAACTTGGTCAGTTCATCGGGCGTCTGAGACGAGATGATGCGGACGGCCTTGTCGATAAGTTGCTGGGCCGCGTAGGTGTCGAGGCGGATGACCTCTGCGTAGACATCGCCGGTGTCGCGGTTGAGGCAGGTGAACAGACAGAACTCAAGGTTGAGGTGAGCCATGTATGTCTGAGCCTGTGCCCAATAGACGAACTTGGACTCCTTGATACCCTTGGACACGACGTCCTTGAAGGACTTGGAACCGAGTGCCTTGTTCTCCCATAGGGCTGGCCACTTGATGCCGTCCATGTCTGGACCGCCGTGGATGATGCCGTCGAGGTGACCCTTTAGACGCCCCCCTGCGGCCTCGAAGCCGAACTGCTTGCCCTCCGGATTGTGCGTGACCAGCAGGAAGCCTGCGGCCTTGAGATACTCTGCCATACGGTCTTCGCCGTCGTGGCCCATGTCGAAGATGCGGATGGTCTTGCCCTTGAAGTCAGAGCCTTCATCCTTTGGCAGTTGGTGATACTCATAGCCGAGGGCACGCTCACAATGATGGCCCCAGCGGGACGCACCAAGATACTTGCGTGGTGCCTGCGACTTGTTCCTCTTGACGCAAGCGTCATCGAGAAGCGATGACAGCCTTTCACTCAAGCCGGGCGGCTTGGGCTTCTCTGCTGAGAAGATGCTCATCAGTTGGACTTCCTGATTTGCTTCAGGGACTTGTGGTCCTCGATGAGCGTGATGAGCGTGTCGACCGAGATGGCGATGTAGCCTCCGCACTCATCCTTGTGCGAGGAGATTTGCTGGGCGGTGTCGTGGATTTCGTCGATGTATTTTTCCTCATCGTCCGGAGTCCACTTCTTGTTGTCGTTCTTCTTGGGGGGGTTCATGACTTGGTTATTGTTGGAGGTTGTGAATGGTTTTGCAAATGCGTTCTTCGTTGAACTTCCAGGTCAGCCGACAGGCGGCCGAGTAGCGGTTCATGAGGTTCATCGGCCCGAGGCCGAGCAGGGAAAGTTGTTTGTCGGTGGCCGGTAGTTTGAGCCAAGACTTAGATTTGCGGGCCGCATCACGGTCGCCATGCTGACGCATGTAGTCGTCTGCAGACGCGATGCAGGTGACCCGTTCTTCAGACACGCACAGGACACGGATGCGTCCCTTCTCCACGGCCCCAAGGGCGGCGAAGCCCTTGTGGGTGCAGATGACCACGGCCCACGCAGACATGGCCGAGCAGACGGAAGCCGCACCATCCCACAGGTGGACCCACCGGAAGGGGCTTGCCTCGATGATTTCCACCTCAGTCATGCCGAACGTCTCAAGGGACTCCCGTTCCTTTTCGTTGACCGGCTTTTTGCCGTATTCGTGTCCGCAGACAGGGCACTCCGTCAGCCATGCCGGGTGCTTTGTGCCACACTCCGGACACTCCTTCGGCACGGCTTCGGCCTTCTGGCGTTCTTCGATACGGATACCGGCGTCTATGTCGCCGTGCGTCAGGATACTATGACCAAAGTCGAGTATCAGACAGTCAGATTTGGTCTTTCCAGGGTACCGCTCTGGGTCGAGTTTCCTCAGACCACGTCCAATCATCTGTATCATGGTGCTCTTATGTGAGCACGGACGCAGGAGTATTACGCACGATACTGGCTGGCAGTCCCAGCCCTCGGTGAGCACGGCTACGTTGACGACGACCTTGAACTTACCCTTGTCAAAATCAGACAGGGTCTTGCGTCTGTCATGCTCAGACATCTCGCCGTGTACGACCCGAGCTTCCACTCCAGCTGCCGTAAAGTGATTGCAGACATCCTCGGCATGCACGATGGTGCTGCAGAACACGACTGTCTGGCGGTCTGAAGCCTTCGTATTCCACTCCCTGAACACGGCGTCGTTCACCACCTGCTTGTTCATGATGGACTCGACCTCGCCCATGTCGAAATCGTTGGCCGTCCGGCGGACCTTGGACAGGGAGTCCCCGAGTCCGCAGTCGATTACGAATGTCCGTGGCCTTACAAGGTGCCCCTCTGCGATGAGTTCGCCAAGGGTTACGGCGTCACAGACGTTGTTGAATACGGCCTGTAACCCCCTGCTATCGCCTCTTTCCGGGGTGGCGGTTACCCCGAAAACGGCCAGCCGGGGGTTCAGTTCCTTAGCCCGGCGGATGATTTTCTGGTATGACTCGGCGGCCACATGGTGGGCCTCGTCGATGACGAGCAGGTCAAAACTTGGCATCAAGGCCAGGTTGTTATCACGGGCCAGGGTCTGCACCATGGCGAACGTGGTGTCTGCGAACGTCTTGTTCTGTGCGTCACAGATAACGAATGGCTTTCCGGTCACACGCTTGTATGTCGTGGCGTTCTGGTCCACGAGTTCGTCGCGGTGCTGCAGCACGAGCACCTTGCCCCATCGGTCGCAGACAGCAGACAGCATCACCGTCTTGCCAGCACCGGTGGGTGCGATGGCGATGGTGTTGCCGTCAGCCTTGAGGGCTTTGACTGCTTTGTCTACAAGTTCAGACTGTCTTGGTCGCAGTATCACTTGAAAAAGGGTTGCCCCCGAGCAGAGGCCATCCCAAGTAGGCGTGCTCGGTTAGTCCGTATTGGCCACAACACAACGTGGAACCGACAAAACCACGTTAAAAAACCAACCGGATTGGGACTGTCGTAAGATTGTCTGTGCTGGGCTTGGGACTCCAGCACATTCTTGGCTTAGAACGGGTTACCGTTCTTGGGCGTGGTGAGAAACCCCGGCTTACCGCCGAGGCTCGGCTGAGCAGACGGACCGGCGGAGCCTGACATGACCTGCTTGAACTTGTCGGCGTAGCCGCTATCCGGGTTGGGAGAGTAGTAGTCCGACACGCTGTTCTTATCGGCGTGGCCGTCGTTGCCCTTCTTGATGCCGACCTTGATGGCCACCGTCTGACCGTTGAGGCCGTTGATGACGTCCTGAATGGTCGGGAAGCGACCATAGGACTCCTCGTTCCCGACGGTCACGAGGCCAGCGGCTTCGAGCATACGGACGAGGAACTTCTTCCCGAGTTTGCGGGCTTCCTCGCTGTTGCCCTCGAAGGACGGGTCCATGACGATGGACCAGACCTTGCGGCCGTTGAACTCACCGCCGACGAGCGTGAACTCGCAGTCGATGTAGCGGCTCCCGGTGTTCTGGGAGTTCTTGATGCCACGGACGTTGATGACCGCCTTAGCGGAGGTCTTGTCCGGGATGAGGCCGATGGACTGGCCTGCGGAGTCTTTGCTGGTGAACATGATGTTCTTGGGTTTTGGTTTTTATTTGGTTTCCGCCTTGTTGTTGTTGGACACGTCGGCCGTAAGGCTGGTAATCAGCGTGGTGTCGAGTCGCTTGCCCTCGCGGATTTTCCGCATGAGCATGCCAAGGTCCGGGGCTTCGACACATTCGAGTCGGCCGGAGCGGTCTTTGGCGGGGTATCCCCATTCATTATCCTGTCTGCAGACGAAGGCACGCTGGACGCCGGTGTCGGTCTTGAACGTCTGGAGCGTGATGACTTGGTCGAAGATGCCCGGGAGTTCGCGTGCCGTAGCAGAGCCCTCAATCTGGGGGGTGTAGACGTCACGACCGAACTCGTCCTTCTCCTTGTCGAGGATGCCGACGAGGATGGTGGAACGGTCAGAGTGCTGGAGGTGGGTCAGCCAACGGATGAGTTCAGACTTGAGGGTGCCATAGGCGGCACGCTTGTCCAACTTACCATTCTTATCGGACATGGACGACGGCTGCGTCTGAGCCCACTCGAACGCCAGACGGCTGGCCACGGTGATGGAGTCGACGTAGATGTTCTTGTATTTGGCGAGCGAGGCTGCGTCGCCAAAGGCCTCGTGTGCACACAGACGCTTGTACGTCTCGATGCCGTAGTGGCCGTTGGGGTCGCTGGGGTCCGGGCCGCAGATGAACAGGGTGAGAGCACGGCAGTATTCCCACGGATGGATGCCGAGGGCGGATGCCTGCTTGCGAACGTCGACGACGTCACCGGCCCAGTCTTGGATGGCAAGAGTGCCAGCCTCGAGGTCGACGAACAGCGTGTCGTTCGGGTTGAGCGTGCGGGCCTGCGTCGTCTTGCCGACGCCGCTGGGACCGAACATGACGATGTTGACTTTGGGGACGACCTTGAGGCGGTCGTCGGCCTTGATGATGCCTTTCATGTGTTGTGTGTGGATGGGAAAGAAACCCGCCTCACTCGGAGGCAGGGAACGAGAACTTGGGTTCGTCGATACGCACCGTGCGTGCGTCCGTCAGTTTGTCAAGGAGGTCTTTTTCCGTGACGCTGTGGTAGACGCGTTCGGGCACCGTGATGGTGACCTTCAT